CGTTATTTAATTTTGTACAAGCAAATCACATTAATTTGCTCGCCGTCTGCGAATGTATATGCGGTCTTATCCTGAGTCGAAAACTGTAGCCAAGTGTTATTTTTCAGAATGGCAAATTTAAAGAGCTTGCCAAGTTTTGAAATACCGACACAAAAAACATCATCCACAGTAATGCACTTGTACGGTAAATCAATCAACGGATATGAACTGTTTGCTCCAATTGTAACAGCATTCATTTTGACGGTTGCACTGACGATTACGATGTCGCCAATCGTCTTATATGTACAGCTTGCACTTTTGATTTTATCGGTGATGGTTGAATAAGGCGTAAGCTTTGATGTTCCGCTTTCAATATTTGATGAATCGTATTTAGTCGCCAAGGCGGTTTTATCTACTTTAACAAGCAGAGCATTGTAAACCGCACCACTTGTAAGATAACACGGGCTGTTATTTTTTGGTTCACTGTCGAACGGCATTGAATTGAGCTTTCGGGCAATACTCTTGTCTGTTTTATCAAGCCTTGCTCCAAGTGAATTCTGACCGCCTCTTGCGTTCTCGACTTCCTTTGTGATTTCCACAATAGAGCTGGCGCCCGGAAAAGCTTTACTGTCATCGTTGATTACGCTTTTTCCAATACGCAAACAAACGGTTTCAGCAGTTATGATTTCGTCGCCTTCCATAAGCACAATGTCCATCTTACAAATGCCCGATAATGCGAGCATTGTGTCTGTGAGCGTAACTGTGACTACATTATTTTCGGTGTCAACGACTGCGGCAACGCTGTCTGCTACGATTACATCATCAACCGTAGCATTGACTTTAGCTGACATCGTGGAGGCAAGGTTAACAGTTTCACCGTTGACGGTAAACGCAAAATCAATAATGCGTGAGCCTTTATCGCCCTGTCTGACCTCTAAGATTTCGTAGTTTTTACAGCTGTTAATCTCAAGTGTCATTTTGGTATGGTTAATATTCAATGTTTTCACCTCATTTTATTATATAATCTGATAACTTTGATTTTGGCGTGCCAAGTTCGAGACTGTTCCAACGTTCAAGCACAAAATCATAGTCTGTCTTAATGATTTTCGCTTGTAAACTATCGTTTTCAGTATCGACATACACCGTATCACATAAATGCAGTCCAAGCATTTCATTAAGTGTTGGAGGATAGTCAACCTTTACATTGAGCGTAGGTGCTCCGTTTGTGTTTACGAGCTGTCCTCTTAAAACCTGTGCTTGAATATTTAGCTTTTGAATCAAGAAGTCCTTGTTCTCACCTGTGTGGGCATTAAAATCCCAGTAACCTGTTTCGTCGCCGATGTAGACCGAACCGCCATCTGAAACATCAACCGTTTTCACCTTAATTAGCTTAGATTTATGGGTTTTGAGTTCTTGCGGTTGAGAGCAGAGGATGACATTCTTGTCGTTGTATGTGTCGTGGCAAGTGGCATAAGCTGCAACGTGGGAACAGATATCATCTGAATTAAGCGTTTGCGTAAGACTGCTGATGTTACTGCCCCAACGCAAATGGCAGTTTGTAACCACCCCACGTTTTTTTAGCAACGATACATTAAAATTGTCGTATTTATATTCACCGCCGAAAACATCAACGAGTGAACCGTCTGCGCCGCCCATAAAATCTCCGAGCATGCAAGGCGTACAGAAGCCAAGCGTCATAGATGATTTTGTGGTAATATCTGATACGAATTTAAAATAATGCTCCCACAAGGTTGCCTGCGCAAACAGCGAATCACCCTCAAAATCACGACCTGTGCAAAGAATATCCCACCACTCTTTTGGAGTATGTACAACATCTGTCTGATTCTGAGTTTCAACTAAAAAATTATTGTACAGGTTATGTTTAATGTGCTTTGCTTTTACCGTGATTGATTTCTTGTCTTTGTACTGCAAATCGTAAATCTCAAAATACTGCGGTTCATCGGTTGGGTTCGGTTTTGCCTTAATGAAATACTGCGTGTCGAGCAAGTCGGCACATCTGTCCGTTGTCGATAACTCCATTTCGAGCAAATAATCGCCGTTTCGTTCCTCGGTAACTTTACCGCTGATTATTTCCGTAATCCGTCCGAGCAAATTAAATCTACTTGGGCCGATTGTTTTAAAATCCGATTTATACAACAAAGGGAACATTTTTACAATCGCCTCCAGTTCGGTTTTATTGACAATAGTGCGTTTTTATATGTCGTTACAACCATTTGATTGTCTCCAACTTTTAATTTAGGGGGAATAGTATCGTCAACAAACTTAGTTGTACCGTCTGATTTGTACGCTATATACTGCATAGTTTCGCCGTCAAGCACGGCGAAACCATAACCACCTGTGCACTTCAAATCAAGTGATTCGCCGTTTATGCTAACTTTAGCAATGGCCGTAGTGTTATTACCACTAACGTTTGTGTTAGTTACAACAATCGTCGGCAAAGATTCGTACTTTTCGGGGTTATGTAAAACAATCGGTTTATTGACCTCAAAATCAATAGTCCGCTGTCCAAGCTCTGAATACCACCACGGCTTGCGGTTGAATTTGATTTTTGTTGTAAGTAATGTTGGGAGTTCACGAACAATATCGTCAGTATTTGATATGTAAGCCTCGGTGAAATATCCGGGGTTATAAGTATCCTTGTACTTTTGGTAGCCACGATTTAAGGTCAGCCATTCAATTACGGCCCTCGCAAGGTGCTTTGCTGACAGTTCGGATAAATACGGCAAAAAGCAGATTTCGCGCTCAAATTCAACATTCTGCCACCGCCCGTTATCAAGCAAAACATCACCGTCTCTGCACGGGATTTCAACCGTTGAAACATCTCTGACGGGGATTTCGTGCTGTGGCGCTTTTGTGATACGGCCACCGAAATATGATAGCCATTTACCTCCGAAATAAAAGTTATGCATACGCTTTCTGCCTCCTTGTGACTTCATCAGCTAACCGATTGCTCATATCTTCGACAAGGCTGTCAATATCCATGTCGTTATTAATTGCAACAGAGGGAATATTGATACTGATGTTGTTAATGATATTAGTGGAATCATTTTCAAACACTGAGCCTCTGCCTTCACGCTTTGATTGACGATACTCCTCAGCCTCTTGAGCTGTGAGAACTGCCTCGCCGGCATCAAGATATGCGGCGAACTTATCGTGTGGAACATAATCAATACCGGCGCGGAAACGAGGTAAGGTTACTTCCGGAATCGGATCTATTTCCCAACCTATCATTGATGTTGCCCAGTTTACGCCTTCCAAGAGCTTGTTAATAATCCAAATAATGCCGTTGATTACATTCTCAACGAATGCAGGTATAAGGTTAAATACATTCTTGAAAATGTTAACAACACCGTTCCACGCTTGTTCCCAGTTTCCCGAAAACACACCTTTTACGAAATCTACAATTCCATTAAAAATCCCCGAAAGCGGTTCAAGAATTTTTTTGACTCCTTTAATTGCACCGCCTAAAACCTCCGAAAAGATTTGCGCCAACCATTCAACCACCGGAACAAGTGCAGGGATAAGTGTTTCAAGCATTTCACCAAGTAGGTCAAGAACCGGACGAAGAGCGTCAAAAACCAGTGAAATAACAGGCGATAACTGTTCAAGAACAGGCTGTAAAATGCCGACAATCGTGTTACATAATTCGCTTATAATTGGAATAAGAGGTGTTAAAAGGTCATTAAGGAATGTAGCTAAATCCTCTATAATCGGAGTAAGTGCCGCCAACAAGCCGTTGAGCAACACGCCAGCAAGCTGAACGAACATCTCGATTACGGGCATTAAGAGTTCTACAAGCGTACTGAATAACGGCATTATAGCCTGAATTATCTGCATGAAATACGGTAACAAGTCCTGTATAATTTGCAGTAAAGGCGGAAATAATTGTTCCACAATCTGTACGATGAGAGGGGCCAACTGCTCTATAAGCTGAGCTATAAACGGCAGTAGTTCCTCAATCAATGGCATAATCTGTTCAAGCATTGACACAATTATCGGGGCAACCTCTTCGCAGATGTTAATGAGAGCAGGTGCAAGGCTATCAGCTACACATTCAATAATCGGTGATAACCGCTCAAGCAGCTTACCGCCTAAACCAATAAGCGAATTAAGCACGGGTTCAGCGACAGCACCGATTTGCGCCATTGTATCAGACAGCTGCTGATGAGCCCTGTTAGATTCCATTACATCGCCGTTTGTTTCTTTATACTGAGCAGAGGCATCCGAATACAAGCTTGTGAGAGTTGATGTGATTAACTGCTGTCTTTCTTGTTCTGATGAGCATTTTGCAAGTTTTTCGTTGAACTCATCTTCGGACACGCCCATCCAGTTAAGAGCATCGGCAAGCGGACCTGTTACCTGTCCAACTTTTGCGGTTTCGTTTGCCGCCTCTGTCAAACCCTCAATAGGCAAGGAATCACCGAATTGACCGTAAACACCTGTGCAAATCTCTGTCCAACTTTGCAGGTCTTTTGTGGAATCGCAAAGCAATGATAAATGATTAGCCGCCTCAGTTGCCTGTCCGCTGTCGCCAACCACAGCATAGAGGTCGGAATATGTTTGCTTTGCGTCTGCCGCCGAAAATTTGTTTGTGGTGAAAGCTGTGTCAAGTTTTCCCATTTCTGTTCGGTATTCTCGGGTGCTCTCTGCGACAGCGGACAATGCTCCTACACCTGCCGCTGCTCCACCCACAAGAGCAGTTCCCCATTTAGCTACTGTTTTGATTCCGCTACCGAGTGTTGAAGCAACGCCCTTGCTTTTCTTCTCGGTCTCTGCAATGGATTTGTTTGCTTCATCGTTATTTACGAATATAGAACCGAACAATTTAAATATTTCGACAGCCATTAGCTACACCTCCTCCCACTTGTAGTTATCAAGATAGTTTTCAATCTTTTTTTCAATTTCTTCCGTATTGACCGTATCAATAATGTTTTCGGACCGTGTCGAGCCTGTTACCTTGTTAACGAAATCCGTGTACGACAAGCCTGTGAAATTTCCTACAACAGTCAAAATATAGGCTTTATAAAGCAATTCGTCATTACGGTCATTTATAGCGTTTTTGATAATTTCGACAGCATCGGAGAAAGACAACTCATGCAGTATGGCAGTATTGCCGCAACAATACTGCACGAGCATTCCATATGTTCTTACTTCAAGACTAAGGCTGAGGTAAAAAAACTCTTAATATCGTTTTCCCTGATGATTGCCTTTACATTGTCAAGAACCTCGGGGATACTTAATTTACTTACATCATCTGCCGTAATGTCGCCTCTGATATTGGCCAGCAATGAATAGAATTCCTGTTCTGTTTCTTTGCTTGAAAAAGAAGTTAACAGAGTAATCACAAATTCAAGGCCGACCGCTTCGGTATTGACCGTTTCATCTTTGCTGTTTTTTTTAACAGCGATACGATTTGCAAAGTCTGCAATTTCCTCTTTGATGTCTGCTTTTTTGATAATGCGAGCAAGAGTGAATGCGTCTTTAATGCTTAATTTTCTCATAATTATGCCTCCGATGTTTCTGTTGTTTCCGTTTTTTCTGTCGGTCTGAAGATCTTAAACGGTGGTTTGATTTCGTCCTCTGAATCGTAAACTTCGGGTGAAAGGTTACCATAGAACTGAGCTTCTACCTTACCGTTGTCCTTGTCGGCAATTGCAAGTGTAAGACCGTTCTCATTGAAGCCGTTGAACACCTGAATAATGCACGGCTTATCCTCCCCGAGGAGACAGCCTACCCAAGTGATATTCTTAATGTAGTCACCGTCAAGAATAACATCTCTACCTGTGATTACATCGTAGCCTGCGACCTTTTCGTCTGTGCCTTTGTCGGCAATTCCAAGGCCATAAATGAAGTTCTGGGTAGTCATCTCAGCAAGTGTTGCCTTGGTGTAAACTTCCCAACCGTCAACTACTGTGTCACCTTTAGTTCTTGTTTTTACGCCGTCAAATTCCAAACGACGGAGTATCGGCTTTGCCGAAAATTCACCGCCTTTAATCGTTACGCCAAGGCATTTACCTGCCTTTTTAGCACTTGCATATGTGTCCGTAGCAGGATCGTAATTTACAAAAAACGCACCTGCGTCAAGTAACATACGGTCAGCCGTCTTATTGCTGTAACCGCTGTACGGTTTAATCTTTCGTGGCTTAACTGTTGCCATTTCAATCGTCCTCTCTTTCATAAACCCTCAATTCAAGGGTTGCCATTATTCTATTTATTGTTTTGTCCGATTCGGCGACATACTGCCTGTCGCCGTTGTTGTAAAACTTGTAATGCCGTTTACCCTGTGTATAGGTTGCTCTCGCAATATCCGAATAGATTTCATCCACAATATTGTCGATTTTCTCGGTGGTGAACCTATCGTACAGATTAAGCGTAACAAGATATTTCTTGTACGGCTCGTCGGTGTAAAGCTGTTTCAGTTCGTAAACAAGCCTCGGGAAGCCGTCACCAACCATAAAAAATGAGGGGACATACTGCGACAAAACCGCATTTAATAAATTTTTAATGCTATTCACCGCTGTATTCCCCCTCGTTCAATTTGCGTTCTGCCTCTTCTGTACCTACGGCACTGAGGTATTGCTGTTCAATCTTTATAATGTCTTTAATGTTGCTTTCGGCAGCGTCGCTCAATGCTCCGATTTTTGGAGCTTTGCTTGTACCGATTTCTTGATACAAGCCGTAAAATCCGCCCGGCTTAAAGCCTACCTGCAAGTCAGGAGTTTTTTGCTTTGAACGAACCCAATACTGCGTGTTTTTCGCTAAGCGCCCCGTCCTGCGTTTTATTTTTTGTCGTGACCGTTTACATACCAACTTGCCGACATCACGCAGAGCGGCTCGTTCAAGCTCTTTGAGCGTATATTGAATACGGTCAACATTGCTGATTATCTCAACACCGTTTTTTGTGATTTTAACTGCTTTCGGGAGTGACATTTGTTTCACCTACTACTGCCGTTAAATACAGTTCCATTCGTTCTGTATCTTTCGCCGAAAAAGTGCGGTAAATTTTGTACCGCTGACCTGCAAGAATGCAGAAGTTTTCTCCGTTGTACTCAAACTCGCTTATGTCAAGCACAATGTCGGGTTTAAATCCTGCCGCTGCAGCCTGAAAAAATTCTGATTGATTCACAGACTTTTTAACAGCGAAAACCTGCCTTTTTACTTCCTTGGTAATAAATTCACCGATATAGTTCGTTCCGCACGATTTCAGTGAAACCAAGGTAACAATACATTCACTATTCATCGTTTGCCCTCACTTTACTATATTTCAGTCTGCCTTTGATTTTCGACAAGATGATGTTATAACTGTTTGTCAGTTTATCATCAACTGTTTTTGCGTAATTTGCCTTGCAGTACACAAGTACCGCCTCTTTTATAAGTGCGTCAGGTTTTTTGAGCCAGCTTGGATGCACTCCTATGCGCTCCAAGTCAGCTAAAACAAAGTCAATGTGCTGTCGGATGTCCTCATCGAGGGCATCCGAACTAATTTTGCGAACTCTGAGTTTAGCCATTGTCAATAAATCGTCTGTTGATGACATTTAATCATCAGCCTTTCTTCACACGAACAAAGCCGTTGTATGATGCCGTATTACCGCCCACATACATTTCAGCCTTGTGTGCAATCTGTCCTGATTTAAATTTGTACTCAGTTGAGATTGACACATCCATATCAGAAAAAACAGCAAGTTCATAGTTAAAGAACGGACCGTACGCCATACAATACTCGCCCTTGGTTGTTCCGGTTGCCGAAACAGCTTTACAAGCTGAGTTGATGATGAACGGAACACCGTCAATTGTACCGGAATTACCGTTGTTCTGAATATCGTAAACCTTCTTGCCGTCATCTGTACGGAGCTTTGCAAAGGCCTTGAGATCGGCTTTGTTGAGAATAAGACCGCAAAAACCTTCAACATCTTCTTCGCCACCGTATGAGTAAATGATGTCGTCAAGGGTGGTTTCTGTGATTGCGGTTACCTCCATATCCGTGGTAGGATCAATTACCTTTGCAGGTGCATTGAAAATGCCGACAATTGAACCGGTTTCACCTGAGCCTACAAGAATCTGCTTTGAAAGCTTCTTTCTTACGGCTCTTGATGTAGAATTGCTGATTACGGCATCATAAGCCGCCGGGGCAAGTTTGCGAATTGCGTTAGGCTCTTCCGCATATGCAGTAATGTAGGTTTTATTGATATCAACATAATCGAACGTCGGTTCTGCTGTTGCCGCGTCTGAACCTTCTGTTGTGTAGTCGCCTTCACCATATGACTTAACAAAACCTCTCTGATAGCTTTCGCCACCGTCGAGAGGAACAATCTTAACCGCATCGATAAGGCTTGAAACATCATTGAATGTATCTCTGACATCTTCCGCTGTGTGATGTGGCATAGCAATTGTTGTTGTACTGATTGCCGCTTTTGGCGTTACAATCGTCTTGTTCATTCTTACTGTTTCGCCGTTCTTGAGCTTTTTGCCCCTTTTTTCTGCGAGGTTTTCAGGTGTAGATTCCTGCTGTTCACCTTCATTTTCCTCTGCCGCTGTAGCATTTTTGGTGATTTCAGCAAGTTTCTGTGCACGCTCAATTTTATCATTGATTGTGTTAGCTTCTTCAATCAATTTGTCGAGCTTTGCGTCATCACCGCTTGTTTCAGCGGCCTTTGCCTCAACAGCAATTTCTTTAAGTCTGTTTTTAAGTTCTTTGATAGTCATTACTAATCATTCTCCCTTCAAAATTCCGCTGATACACAGCGATTTTATTTTTGATGACTTTGCCGAAAGATTTTTCTCTCTTTCAGTAGTCACGACTACAAGATTTTTGGGCTGATTTTTAAATTGAGCATTCGTGCAAGCAGCAATCTGTTTTTCCGCTGCAACATCTACGCTGAAATATTTAGCCGCCTGTTCACCAGTGAGCCAAGTTTCTGCATCAACCATTTTCGCGATTGTTTCGGTGTCAACATTATCAGCAAGATGTTCTGCGTATATATTGACAATGCTCTGCTCAATGGCATTAAGCAATTCAATTTCTTTCAACATATCGTTTGCATTACCGATAACAAAAGACCACGGTTTATGTATCATCAGAAACGCATTTTTAGGCATTACCAATTTATCACCCGCCATTGCAATAACTGATGCAATGGATGCAGCAAGACCGTCAACATAAACGGTTTTAAAGCCTGTGTGTCTTTTAATGATGTTATAGATTGCCATACCGGCAAAAACATCACCACCGCCTGAATTGATGTAGATATTCAGGTCTTTGCCTTCCTGACCTTTGAGCAACTGCTGAATGGCTTCCGGGTACTGGTCCTCATCACTCCAAGCGCTCCAACGGTCACTCACAATGTCACCGTAAAAATACAAATCCGCTGATGTTTCAGTTTCATTTCGGATACGAAAAATTTCATTGATATTATTTTTAATCTGAGGCATCATTGTTCTCCTTTCCTGTCTGATATAACGACTGGTCATCAGTCTTAACATAGTTAAGGCTTACCATTCTGATATCTCCTTCTTCGCCGAGGCTCGGCATATCCATCATTTCAAGACCTTGATTGATAGTAATAAAACCACGGTCAAACAACGCTTGCATAACGGTCATCTTAGTTTGTGTAGTAGCATACTGTAATTTGTTAGCAACGAAAACAATTTTATTTCCGAACCCTCTTTCGCGCTCCGAGAATATCTTATAGGTAAATTCAAGTGACAGCTTCATCGCTATGGGTTCAATTTTCGATTCGTAAAAGTTATTCCACTCAGTTTCGGAATATTCGCCTTTAATGATTTTTTCAGATACTCCGAAATAGTCATAAATGTTAGTCTTGAAAAATGAAAGCTGTGTGGTTGGAATACTTTTTGGAGTTTGATTTAATTCCTTGAATTCAAATTCCGAGCCAAGACCTGCAATGCCACCTTCATTCTCGGCGGTCATATAAGCTTCTTTCCATTCTTTGATTTTGTTTTTCAAATCTTCTTCATCAATGAAGTTGTTGAATTTCAAGTAACCTCTGAGATGAGCGGAATTTTTCACAATGTTCTTAATACCGTCATATGTGGTGTCGAGCATTTCCACCGATGTAGCTAAATCATCGTCAGGATCACTTCCGAGGAATCGTTTTTTACCCGGACGGTCTTTCAAGTGAATAACGCAATCATAGGGAACTGTATATTCCTTGCCGTCATACGACCAGATAAACCGAAAAAATAATATACCTTCATCTTCAAAAATGCGATAATTTGTACAGATTACAGGACGAATAGCCTCAATTTCCGAGAAATCATCGTTATAGCAAATAATAGCAAAACCGTCACCGCTTATAACCGATTGATAGGCTATCTTATAAAGCCAATCTGTAGTATTCAGCTCTTTACAAGGTCGGGTTGACAGCAAACGAGCAAGACTGTCACTCTTGATTACTGTTCCGTTTGCGGAATTTCTTATAACCTGCGGTTGCAGTTTCGATACTTGTGTCGCAATTCTATCTGCAATACTGTTGATAATCTCACTACGGCTGTTATAATTATTTCCGCTTTCACTGTGGGAAAAATTCAGGAATGCTTTAGCCGAGTGTTTAAAAAGTTTTTGAAAAATCCCCAAGTTATCCCGCCTTTCTGTTTTCTAACATTTTGCCAAGTGTTTTATAATGCTTACTTCTTACCGTAAAAGCATCAAAAACGCTAACAGGTCCGTCTATGTGCAATCTGCTCTCAATTTTTACCGGTTTCTTTCGTTCATCTGAATCGTTAATTTTCACAGCGACATCAAGGAACTGTTTTTTTAGCAATTCATTGTCGCCAAAATGTATTTTGCCTTCTTTTAACAAGCCCTCGAATTCATCCATAATTGGTGAAAGGTTTGTACCTTGAAAGACATCATCAACCTTGAAACCTGATGCGTCCAAGTCCTGAATTAAATACTGCGCTGAGTATCTATCGTAGCCAATCATTAACGGCATTATTTTGTATTCTTTGCGAAGCATTACAAACCAATTAAACACATCGTGATAATCAACAAAATGCTGGCCACTGATGATAATCCTTCCTTTTGCTCTATGCACTTCATACTTTGTTTCCGGCTCATTTTCACAGGCTTTTTTGAAGCTGTCCTCGGGCATAAAGAATTGTGTAAAAATGTAGAAGTGGCCACTCTTGCAGATTACAACAGTTGCCGCCGTGAGGTCAGTTGTTCTTGACAGGTCAACACCTGCGATAGCGTAGCATTTGCGAAAATCTTCTAACCTAAGAGGTTCACCACCTGCAAGAGCAACATCTTCATATGCAAGCCAAGCAATAGAACTGTTTTGCAGGATGTTGCAATATTTACACATAAACTCAGCCTTTTTCGAGGTTGAATTTTTTGCCACAACAATTTCTTCAAGGTAATAACTTTCTGAAACTGATATTCCAAGATTGGGATTTGATTTTTTCAGTTCGTTGATGTCATCCCATTTTTGTATATCGTCAATCACATACAAAAATGGGAGTAATCTCATTTCACCTACTCCAAGTTTACCTTTGAGAAATCTTGTAGAGCGCTTGAACAGTTCGTCGTAGATTCCGTCGTTGATGTACCCGGCTGTAGTTATTGATAAAATAAGCGGTTGTTTTCGTGAGCCGAGAGCTGATTTCATTACCTCATACTGTTTCAAACCTGCTTGTCCCGGCCAAGCGGCAAGTTCATCACAAACTGTAAGATGTGGATTGAATCCGTCAGCTTTTTTGCAGTTGAATGCGACTTTTGAAATCGTCGTGTTCATCGGAATGACATAGATATCGTTCTTTCTTTTTTTCGTCATTTCTTCTGATGATAATTCTTCATCGAGTTTAACCGATTGATAAAAAGCATTATATACAAGGTCTGCTTGCGCCAATTTTGGGGCAAGACAGTAAATTTCAGCTCCGTATTCACGGTCAGCATATGCCATATATTCAGCAATTGCCGCTGCAAATAATGTCTTACCGTTCTTGCGAGCTACTACGATCAAAGTTTCATGAAACTGCCTGTTGTTAAGATTATCGACTATGCCAAAAAGACAACCTACAATAGCTTTCTGCCACAACTCAAGGTGCAACAAATCGTGTCGGCCTTTGCTGTGATGCACAAAATTCTCGATAAATTTTACAGCCTTATCAGCTTTTGATTCATCGTAAAACCATAAGCCTTTTTCAATGCCTTCAAGAACCATTGCGTAAACTTTTTTAATCCATTTTCCTGCTACGATTTTTCCGCTACAAATGCGATTGTAATATTCTTGAATATAATTAACTGCCAAGCATTAACGCCTCAAGTCTTGACTGCTTCCTCTCTGATTTTTCGGGGATATAGGAAATCAAAGTGTTGATTACAGAGGTGTAAGTTCGCATATAGTCAGAATAAATTGTAACGGCAGGAATTGCCTTGCGGAATTTCTGCGAGGCATTCACCGTTGTGGTTTCAAGGCCTTGTGATTTGATGAGCCTCTGGGCTTCTAAGAGTACGCAACGAATGAAAGCCGCCTCGGAAATCAGCCTTTCAATCAATTCTCCTTTGTCGCTGTTATGAGATTTTCCGTTTTCGTCAATTTCTCGATAATGCTTTTTAAAAATCTTTTTAAGTCTGTTCATTTCCTGTTTAACTGCTTTATCTGAAATTAAAAGCTCAGATGTTTTTTCATTTTCCACCAAATCACTCCTTTCACCCCCCTTCACGCACGCACACACGAGAGAGGAAAAATTAAGTCCCTCCCTTCGGTTCTCAGGGGGATATATTATTTTTTGAGGTGGGGGGTAGTATGTTTCCTTCGTCATCGACAGAGTAGCGAGTATTATTTATTTTATTTTTCTTTTTTTCTTTTCGATTTGACATATGTTCTTTGTTGTGACAATCCTGACAAAGCAATTCGAGATTGTCGAAGTTCAGAGTTATCTTTGGATTGTTGATGTTGTCAGGATTGATGTAGCATTTGTGGTGAACTATGTCGCCTGCATTACCACAACGCTCACACACTCCGTTTTGCTTACGGAAATAAGCATCTCTGCAAGCTCTCCAAGATTGCGATAAGTAAAAAGATTTTGCATAGTCTTTCATACTCTAAGTATAAACCCTCAACTGCTTTCTCTACTGACATCTTTGTCGGTGCCAATATTTAAGCCTCGGTAATCAGCACAGAGCAATCGTGCCTCTTTGAGCCAGCGAAACACCGTGCGTTCGTCCGTGTAGTTGTTAATGGCAAACTTAGTCACCCTAAAATTTATTTCGCCTTTTTGTAACGGTGCTGTCGGTGCAACAAAGTAAACGGCACAAACAGCTTGACGGATGTAGTCTTTGTCGCTGCTTGTTAAAGCATCAAGCGTGTCTATCACAGCAAGCAGGTCAAGTTGTAATGCTCGGTGCATTGTCTTGTCAGCTACAACCTGTGCTTTGCTTGGGAATCCAAGAGAGGCATAAAGTCTAAACTGTGCAACGGTATAATCTCTTGTTGTATCTCTCATATCCTTGCACCTCCGATTTTCTTGTGTTTATGGCTATTGGCCAAGTAAGTAAAATGAAAAGACGCACCCGTGAAGTCATTTATCCACATTTCGTCTTTGTAAAAATAATATCCTTCGGGACAAGGCAAAGCCTCACCTCGTTCGAGTTTTCTGTATTCTCGTTTTTTTCCTTCAACAACTTTGACCTCAGGTTTATTGAGATTGCGAGATGTTTTCAAGCGCTTCTTACCATTGACATCTTTGCGGATGTACTTTGCAAGGTCAGCATAATTGCCATCTTGGTAGAGTGGCGTAAAATTTATGCCGTTTTTCCACGACCAGCATTCCATTAATATTTCACGCACGCAATTCTCAATCACAATATGCAAATGCCAATTTTTTCCGAGCTTGCCGCATTCGCAGTACCCGATGTATTTAAACTTGATTTGTTTTTTCTCTGTTCTGCGTTTGATACGCTTGAAAAAATTCGAGACAACTTTTTCAAACTCATCTTCGGTAAACTCACCAAACGGAGCGGAGAACCTTGCGAACCAGTCGCCCTCAGAGAAGTTGCAAAGGATAAGCCTCTGTGTGTGTTGTTCTCCTCTGATACGGTTTGCTTTTGTTTGCTTCTCACTTGATTTTGATTGATTGATTTGTCGAGCGAGATTTTTTTTATTCCGTCTGCGAAATGATTTATAATATTTGACCTCGAGCAAAGGGCCTGATTTAATTTCAGCTTTGTATGTAAACATATTAAACTTCCCATTATATATGTAAAAACTAAAACGGTCACTTAATTAATTCCTTGAGCAGGCTATTAAAGGAGTATCTCAACTCCTTTTTTTGTGACTATTTATTATTCTGTTATCGTATTAAAAGTCAGATGATATAAATATGCAGTAACCCAATCTGACCACTTGAGTTACTGCTCTGTGCAACCTTGCCGCTGCAATTGTGTGTTTGATTTTTGGTGCATTCTTTTGTAACAGCTTAATCAAAACGGAAGTCGTCGCTTTGATTACTTTTTTAATATAGGATTAACTTGATTTGAATTTCCTTTAAGATTTTGCAGCCGGCAAGAATATTGCCTTATTAAATGCCAAAGTATTCTTTATAGCTTTTTGCGATACCCTGACAATTGTCAGATTTAACCGGCACGTGACAAGCTACAGTTCTGATATTGTCGGCATCCAATTCCTTAAAGATTTCAGTTGCTCTTGTTTCTTCTGTTGACTTGTAAAATTTAAAGAGCAAATCCACAAAAGGTATGTTGCCGAACTCATTCAAAAATGCTGTATCGTTTTCGGTTAGTGTTTTTAAACATTTTTCTTTATATGTATCCGATGCGTCTGACAAAATGAAAAGTTTGTTATAAACATCATGCTTTGTGAGAAGGTCAATTATTTGTAAAGCAATTTGCAATACATTAGTATCGTGTTCGGCAATCGCCTTTGACAACTCCGTTAATTTGCAAGAAGTTTCTTTCGTCCTTTTTATCCATTCGATGTGTTCCTTGTTTGCAAAAAAAGTGTCAGTCCTAAACCTGCGATACTCTTGCAGGAGCTTGTATTTGGCCTTGACACAAGACTTAGCGGATAGCAATCCTATTTTCGTACAGCTATATACGGCAGACATTGACAGAACAAGCCATCTGTTGAATATATCAAGCTTATTGATTTCATTAACATCAAGAGCGCCGTCAATAAACGCAACAACGAGCTTGTCAAGCTCTGATAATGTTTCTGCCGGCGCTGTCGGTCTGTCCTGTGTTTCCGCTGGAACTGTTTTTTTGGGTTCAGTCATCATTTTTTTCACTCTCCTTACCTGCTTTATTTTTCTTTTCAAAATAAAATACAACAGGATTGTCAGTTTTTTTAATGAGGCCATATTTTATCGCTAATCGAAAAATAAAAACCTTTTCGAGGCCCGAAAGCAACTTTCCCAATGCTTTTTTAAAATCTTCGACTGTCCTTGTTGACTTATAAAAATTGCACATTCTGCAAGCAGGATTATAATTTTCGATGTCATTCGCACCATTGTACCAGTACACGCTCTGTATATGGTCAACCTGCATGTCCTTTAATTCGAGTGTACAACCGCAGTACGCACAGCGGCCGCCGTACTTCTCGTAAACTTTAAGCCTTGTTGCTTTTGATATCGATTTTCTCTGACTCAACCAAATCACTCTCCTCAATCGGCTGATTCCAACATTTTACGCAGTCGCAGTTGCAGTCGTCTTTTCGTCATTCTTCTTTTTTTCAGCAAAATAATTTTCAGTTTTCGTACAATCAATCATTTTCTTTTCCTCCTAATTTGCGTAATCGTACAAACCGAGCGGTTTAATTTTTCTTGCGGCGATTTGCGCTACAAATTCTCCGTAGCTGTAGTTTGTGCCGTGCTTTGCGTTGTAATCAGAACAGTAAAGACACATCCTGTCTATTCGGTCGAGTTTCTTCTTGCGACCTCGTTTCTTTTTTTCTTCACTCATTTATTTCACCTAATTTCAAATACTTTAATATTTTTTCGCTTGCCTCGTTGCAACCATAACATACAGCGACAGCGTAGCCTTGTTCATTAAGGCTTTTAAGCCATTCGGTTTGTTTTTTGGTCGGCTTATTTTTGCCGTACTTAAGTTCAATAAACAAGCCGTGATAACCTCCACGGCTGACCGGTAAAAACAAATCCGGCACACCTGCCTTTACCCCTTGCTTTTTAAGGTTGGCCGCTTCGAGCTTATTCCTACTCCCACCGTTCGGAATGTGGAACATCAAATCAATTTCAGGATACTTTGCCCGGATGAAGGTCGTCCACTGAAATAACTTCCGCTGTTGGTCAGCTTCATACTGCTTCATCGGCAGGTCATCCTTTCTCATTTTTCAAAATCATATCGCTTTCAATGTATAATGATTTCAATTGTCTCACAAAATCTTCATCAACAATTTCATAAGCACATATAAAGCCGTATGCAATCATTCCGAATTTAACGGCAAAATAGGGAGTACCTTTGAAGTCCTTACGCAGTGCAAGTGCCATTGTTTCGTTTGGCATATCCACAAAAGGATTAAGATATACTCTGTCAATAAACATTAAGCCCTCTGCGGTGCTAATCGGGAGCATTACTTTACCGTCGTATATAATGCTTATATCCCACATTTCAGCCGGTGTTTCATCCGCCGAACAATCCTCAACATCAATCAACGGCTTGGTTTGACTGATTGTAAATCTAATCTTATCTCTCTGCGCATCGTTGATGTCATAGAGTTTGCATATGTAATCTTCATTGAGTTCCGGCAAGCCGAAAATAGGATAGACCGCATAGCCGTCTGACAGCCATTGCTCGCCTTTTTCGTTGCCGAAAATGGAAATAATTTTATTTTTCTTGCATATGTCGAATGCTTTTTTTTATTTTCATTGTTTCACCTCTTCATTGCGTTGTATATTTCGGGTTCTAAATCAAATGTTCTTCCGATATATCTAACTTCGTCGAAATTAAAAAACTGATTATATCCATTTTTATTAACTTTGATAACATTGTTATTTATGGCATAATCAGAAACATCATCAATATATATGCTTGAACCGTCTTTAAATTTTATTGTGATTACGTTTACATCCATTTTTTCTGTCTCCTTATTCAAGCGATATTTTTCCAGACATCAATTCAGGGAGTTCTGCATCCCTGAGTTCTGATAAATACTGATTTTGCATCGTATTGAGCAAAGAAATTTGGTTTTTCCACATTCTCAAAAAATGAATGAAAATATCCGGCAACAATTCTTTGTCATTGCACTTAAATGCAAATTCGTTCTTATTTTTGGTGAATTGGATATAATCAGGCTTTTCAATTTTAACTCCTAAAAACTTGAATTGTTCGTCAGCAAACTGATTTGAGTTTTTGCCTTCATCTTTATAATGCTGAACATCAAAGCCTAATTTTCGGGCAATTGTTTCGTTGATAACTAACTTACAAGCGTTTTGCATTTTGGTAATATAATTGATGTTATCGGCAATTTCCTGAAAATCACGATGTTTGCTATCTTCAAAATCTTCAACGCTAACATCAAAAAACATACTCGGAGCGAGCATATATTTCTTTTCTGCTATCTCTGCGTTTGACTTTATCAAAGAAAATTCATTCACTTCTGTTAGGTTTTCAATAACCTGAATGATTTTATTTATATTTTCATCGGACAAAACATTATATTTCTTTTTGTAAGTTCTGTTCGTGTGGCTTTTACCGCCAAACTGTCCATTTTGTTCTCGTTCTTCAACGACAAAGTTTTGAACGCTATGTATCAGATTCACTTTACCTTTGTTTGCTTTGTTTTTGTTTAAAACCATTATGCAGGTTGATATACTTGTGCATTCAAACATATTATTTGGTAAAGCAATAATCGACTCAATCAAATCATTATCAACCAAATATTTTCGTATATCATATTCATTGCGTTGCGTCAACGCGCCCATTGGCAGAATCAAGACTGCTTTGTTTGCTCTTGCAATGCAATTAAAAACAAATGCATAATTTGCATTACTTGCGGGTGGAATAACGGGAAATCTAATGTCATTTTCAAGCGGTAACGGCGGTTGCCATTTGACATTGTACGGTGGATTACTTACTGCAACATCACAATGCAGATTGATTTGTTCGTTGTTTGGCAATTCGTCCACTTTACTGTATTTGTCATCTGCCGAAAGTTTGTATATCTTTAAAAACTTGCGCGTCAATACATCGCCATTTAGAACATAGCCGTTTACATTATGCAAACACAGATTAAAAAGTAAAAATGGTATAACTTTTTCATCAAGCTCTTCAACACAAACAAATTTCGCTTTACTATCTTTTAGCATTTGTACCGCTAAAGCACCGCTACCGCCACAACAATCGTAAACCGTTTCACAATTACCAGCTAAAGCAGAGACTAATTTACAAAGGCTTTTTGGAGTATAATCCTGCTTCTTTTCTGTTCTGTCGGCTTCGTAGTATTGCCATAAAGCTTGTAACCAGTCTTTTGAACCGTCATCGAGTTTTTTATACTCATCAAAAATATAAAAATTTGGCTTTAAAACAACATCAAGTAAAGCGTTTCCGATTTCCGATGTTTCGGTGACATTGAGCAATTCAAAAATTTTGTTTTTAAATTCAAGTAATTCCATTTTCTTATTTTTTAAAAGCAGAGCATCTGCACCTACTCCGCTTTATATAATGTCAGAATTTATTTCAAGAGGAGTAAAAGTTTATACAACAAGTTGTGCAGAACTTGTTATCGGTTAATTTATTCGGGCATCTGCACCTACCCGAAAATACAATTAAAGAAAGAAGGTATTAAATGAGATTTATATAATCTCACAAGTGCAGTTGTGTGATTAACTTATTTAACTTATTTAGTTTGTTTTGCCGGCGGTAAAAATCGGATGTGTGCCGTCACGGAGCTGTATCTCTTCGTCACTCATCACATAGCCGAGTTTACATAGCAGATTATAAAATCTGTTGAGTTCGGGGTTGATGTTACGAGTAACATCCTCATAATATGAAAAATCAATATAGCTACTATCGTGAAAGCCGCTGAAAAACGCATAGGCCATAGCCATAAGCGTTTTACCTGTGTCTGCAAGACAATCGTCAAGGTTTATACATTCGCCTTCATCGTATTTAAGTCCGGCAATTTTAAGAAGAGCAGCATCATCGTATCCGCTGTTTGCAGACATTGCATACATTATGTATGCAATCAAATTTCGTTTACTGTCACTATCATTAAAATTTGCGTCAAGCATAAAGCCCTCTCTAAGAGCTTCACAGCGATCGTCAATTTCGTTTCCTCGTTCCCGCAGTTCTTTGAGTGTCTGCCTTTCGGATTCTCTTTTGGCAGATTCTTCGTCGGCTTTTATTTTATCGTCTTTGGTAATTTCAACATAAACGCTAATATCATTGCTGTACGCCGACATATAGTACATACGCTTTTTGCCGTCATCAAAAGATTTATCTTTAAGCGTTGAGAGGTTGTGATATCCCTCGTATTTATATCCTTTCGGTGCACCGCTCGTTTCGCATTCAAGTAATCCTTTATCGCTACATACTTTCTTGATTTCATCACGAGTATGTTTGCGCTCCTGTTTTGCTTCTGCGGCATAAATTGCGCTGTTAAAGTTATTTGTGCCGATAGTTTTTAATAACGCATTGCGTTCTTCTATATCTTCAATTTTGTTGAGCTTTTCATAATCCTGCAAGGTCGGTTGTCTTAGCTGGCTTTCTTTGAAGGATTCCTCGTCAAGTTCACAGAGTTTGACTCTCCGTCTGATTTTGCTTTCTGAAAATCCTGTTTTTTCGGCAACCTCTGCAACCGTATCTCCGAGGTCGAGCAAGAGCTGACAGCCCTTTGCTTCTTCATATACGGTTAAGTCTGACCGCTGCATATTTTCGGTCAACATTGTAGATAACTGTTCCTTTTCAGTCATCTCAACAACAGCGCACGGCAGTTCAGTCAATCCTGCCTGCTTTGCCGCTGCTAATCTTCTGTGTCCAATGATAACAGTAAAATCATCCCAGTTATCATTGTTTGGCACTACGGTCAAATTCTGCAAGATACCGTTTGCTTTGATAGATTCCGCAAGTTCCGAAACATCGCCGATAACCTTTCGAGGGTTCTGTGGATGTGGGTGCAGTTTGTCCACTGCTATCATCTGTAATTTAGATTTTCTTTCCATTTTTATAATCTCCTTGATTTTTGCAAGGTTATTTGCTATGATAATATTAGTTAGATTGCAAATAGCCTTTTATTTGCGGACCGTTGATTGTTGCAAGCAGTCAACGGTCTTTTTCTTTGTCATTTAACAACCAATCGGCACCTTTTTTAAAACCGCCGTTTAAAAATCTTAATCCGTCAAAATCTTCAGCTGTTCCAACTATCGGAATGTTGGTGATTTTCATTCCTGTTCTTTTTTCGATGGCGTTAATAATGTGTTCTGCGTAATATTCATCTTTCAGCGGATCTTCGTTATACAGATCGTTATCAAAACAGCGGACAAACTTACCGTTGTAATATAAAGTAATGTAATTATGACTACTGCATTTCATTGACCAGCCTTCAATAGTGACGGGAGCATTACACGGTCTTTTCATCACTTCTCAACCCCCACACATTCAAAACCATATGTTTTTGCCTTTGCTGATTCATACATTGAAAGTTTTTCACAGAGTTTAGTGTTCTCGTTTTTATAACCTCCTAATGCATATCGAGCGTTTGTGTAATTTTCTTCGGTTTGGGATTTATCAAGGCGAGCTTTTTTTAACTCATTTTTGAGATTTTTGTTTTCTTCTCTTAACTCCTTAACATCTTTGAGCAGTTTTCTGCGTGTCGGGTAGTTTCTTAAATGCCACATTTGTTAATGCTCCTTTATGTATTGTCTGATTTCTTCCTTATCAAATCGCCAAAGCTTTCCGATTTTGTGGGCAGGAAGAATGCCCCTTTGTGCGAGCCGTGTTGTGTAATCAACATTAAGTGCAAGCAACCGTGCCACATACGGCACATCAATTATCACCGGCACTTCATCCCAATTGATGATAGGTCTTTCTCTCGGCATATGTACACCTCCTATTTTTCGTTGGTAATTTTGTCTGAAACGATTTCGACTGATTCAACATCAGCTACGCTGAGTGCCAGTTTGAGCAGTACAACCTTGCTGACCGTTCGTGTTATCTGATAGCTTGTAACATACGGAATTTCTGTTCCGTCAATTTCAAGAAGAAACTTGTCCTTTGTGTCAATAAGTTTAAGTTTTGCCATTTTCTCACCTGCTTTCTGTTTTACCTATCTTGATTTCTACACTCAAAGCCGTTAAGAGCCTGTCGGCATTTTCAAGAGAAATACTCTTTTTGCCTTTCTCCCAATACTGAATAGCTCTTTTAGTAAAGCCTGATTTCTTAGCAAGCTCGCTTTGTGAAAGACCTTTCTGTTTCCTGCTTTTAAGCAAGATTTCAGCAAATTCATTGATGTGCATTGATTTCACCAACTTTCTATGATATACTATATGTAGTGATGAACCGCAATTCATTACACTATATAATGAAAGTGAGGTGTGCATTGTGCTGAGCTTTAAAAAATGGTTAAGCAAACAAGTTGTTATCGGTAGTGATGTTACATACAACACAGCTAATGACATAATCGCCGACAATAATTTTCCTGAGAGCGTTTGCAAATTTGTAATGCTTGATTATCTTGAAAAAAATGCCGATGATAATACAATTGTTGCTTTTGATGATTTTTACAGAGACTATATTAAATACATCACTCAGAACACCTACCCTGTGGATTAACAAACAACACAACTGTTCCCACAGGATATCTTTTATCCACATTCTTTGCTTTGTGTAATAATACACCATACGATTCGGTGGCTGTATAACTATCTACATCTTCCCTATTGCTCAGCTCTTCTACCAACTGAGCGGTAGGGATTTTTTTTAATTCATTCATCTTCTTCACCTCAAATCTATATTGATCGTACAAGTGCCGATTTTTTCAAAGTTTGTCATTATCAGACCTCTTGTTCCATTCATCTTCTACATCGTTTAAATTTCTTCCTGTCGGATAGCTATTCACAGGGACAGGACAATCAGGGTTATTACATTTAACCATATACATTATTCCGCCACTGCTCCAATGTTCAATTATCGGTTTCCGACCACAAACCCGACACGGCTTTAAATCCATTTTTATCATTCCTTTCTGAGATAATAAGGCGGCAATGTTCAATGCAATTGAACCTCTAAATTAAAAAAATATTCTGGTATGTTTGCATTGTCAATTTGCAAAATCGTACACGCTTTACAAATTTCACTCTGCTTCCATTGTACTTTGCCGTTCATTTTTAAAGATATACTACGTTCTGACAGCCCCATTTCTTTTGCAAAGTTCATGCGTGTACGGCACTTTTCTTTAACTAATCCCTCTAACTTACTGTAATCAAATGGCATTAAATCACCTCCTTGGAGTTCAATATCTTTGAACAATTACAATTTAACACATTATATTTTGCTTGTCAATACTAAAATTCAAAAAAATTGAACTTTTTTTCATTAAACTATTGAACTTTTGTTCAAGTTGTGTTACAATTCAAACAAAGAGAGGCGATACAGTTGAAAAAATACAGTACCTCGTACCGATTAAAGCAAATAATGTCAGAAAGAAATCTGAAGCAAATTGATATTCTAAATATGGCAAAGCCTTTTTGCGAAGCATACGGTGTTAAATTAAACAAAAACGATTTAAGTCAGTATGTTAGTGGAAAAGTTGAACCCGGACAAAATAAATTGTTTATTCTTGGTCTTGCATTAAATGTAAATGAAGCTTGGCTAATGGGTTTTGATATATCGCCTAATAGATCAAAAATTGAAGAACATAACGATTTCTCTCTAAGTGCTCACGAAAAGAAAGTTATGATTGCTTATCGTAATAAAGTTGATATGCAACCTGCGGTTGATAAATTGCTTGGTGTGGAAGATGAAATTTTGATACCAACGGTTAAAGCCGCACGAAGTGACGGCAACAATCAACCTATTGAAATAGTTAATCTTCCTGATCTCAGTAAGTTTGAGCCTGACGATACAGAATTATAAGCATTACATAATAAAAAACACCTCATAGGTTACAATACCTACGAGGTGGTAAAACTTGAATTATGGTAAATACAAACAGGCACGCAATGCCTCTTGGCAATGTTTGATTGATTATAATATAGATAGCCTACCTGTTAAGGTAAGCCGAATAGCTAATCAAACCGACATTGTTTTATTAAAAAATTCGGCGGTCAATCTGCTACACCAAAATGAGAGTGGAATAACTTTGATGCAAGATGATAAGTTGTACATCGTCTATGCTGATGAGCAATCCCCTCAGCGATGTAGATTTACAATTGCGCATGAACTCGGTCATATATTTTTAGGTCACTTGTTTAAGGAAAACGGCAACGGATTTGCAACAACCGACGATGCCGAACATTCAGCAAATGTATTTGCTCGAGATTTGTTGGCTCCGGCTTGCGTACTCCATGAGCTACACGCAACAAATGCCGCTGCAATTGCAAATTTATGTGACATTAGCTTTGAGGCGGCAACCTACAGGGCTGAACGAATGGCAGAGCTCGAACGCAGAAACGCCTTTTATCTGCACCCTCTTGAAAGACAGGTGAAAGAACAATTTGCAGATTTTATCAACAAAAAGAAAAACCCCCCACAGCGGGAACTGTGAGCGGTCAAAATAAGGATTAGAGAAGTAGGAACTCCTCGAATATTATTATATAATATTTGACATTATGTGTCAATGAGGAGGTTATTATGGGATTATTATCAAAATTATTTAAAAAGCCAAAATCAGAGGTAAAAACTCCTGCGATGCAACCGGAATCGGGCAAGTCGCACACGAAAGTTTTTAAAGTTGCAGGTGTTACCTTTCAGGGCAGGCAGAAGTTACTTAAACAACTCAAAACCGACAAAAAAGCAGGCAAAGTGCTTAATGTGCAGTTACAGGAATACGATTATAAAGGCGAGCCTGCAATCAAGGTGCTTGTCAACGGTTTAGATGTCGGCAATCTCCATATAGAAGATGTAGCTTTTGTTAAAGAAAATCAAGAGCGAATTCTTGGCATTAACGATTTTACAATTGGTGAACATTACGATGAGAACGATAAAGTAAGTTATAATGCAAAGGTTAAAATGCTCATAGCAAATAAAAATTAAAATAAAAATAAAAACCGCCCTGACCTGTTGGCGCAAGTCAGAGCGGAAACCACCACACGGAGGGTGCAGTGATACTACTAAAAGCAATGATATTGTACCACAATCCCCTGAAATTTTCAAGCATTGAATATCAGGGGATTTTTGCACCCTTTTTAAAGCAAAAGGAGTGTATTACATTATGAAAAAACGAAAAGACGGTCGCTATCAGAAGAACATCTATATCGGTCGGGATGAAAACGGTAAACGAAAGTACAAATCCGTATGCGGCACATCACGAAAAGAGGTTGAAACGCTTGCCGCCGAATTAAAACAAAAACTCGGCAAAGGCATAGACATCTCTTCCGATGATACATACGGCTGTTGGAAAAAACGCTGGCTGTCAGTTCAGAGGTCACTGCAAACACCGCAACAATACAAAACGCTTGAACGGTATCTCAAACATTTTGCAGAACTTGAGCATTGTAAAATCAACAAGCTGACAATTGCCGATTTTCAGGAAATCGTGTTTGACTTAGCCGCTAAGAACCCTACAACAGGCAAACCAACAGCGAAAAAGTCGCTGAAAGAGTTCATCGCAACTGCAAGCCGAGTGTTTGAGTACGCTATTGAAAACCGAGCTATCGACTTCAACCCACTGAAATATGTCAAAATATCTAAGAATGCGGCAAAAAAGAAAGAGCGCAGAGCTTTGTCACCCGAAGAGCAAAAGCTAATAATCAACACTCCGCACAGAGGAAGATTGCCGGCAATGATTATGTTGCTTGCAGGACTACGAAGAGGTGAATGCCTCGGCTTGCAATGGGCAGATATTGACTTGAAACGCAACAAAATAAATGTTCATCAGACTTTGGTTCTTGACGGAAACAATTCTTATATACAAGCAGGAGCGAAAACAGAAGCAGGTGTCCGCAAGGTTGATATTCCGACCGTTCTGTCAGACTATCTGAAAAGCCTTGCACCCCACTCCCCATTTGATTATGTAGTCACAACCACCAAAGGCAAACTTATGACAAATTCAGCGTGGCGGAGATTGTGGGAGAGTTACATCAATTGCCTAAACCTCGAAGCATTCAATTCACAGCAAGGCAAAATTGTCGGCATTGCTCCACGCAGTAAATACTGCCCCGACGGTATTCCGCAGGTCATAGAACCGTTTACAGCTCATTGTCTTAGACACACCCACGCAACAAATCTTTTCTATTCGGGCTATGATATTCTCTACATTCAACACCAGTTAGGGCATACCAAGCCCGAAACCACTTTGAACATTTACACGCATTTAATGCAAGATGATACTGAAGCACCTGCGAAAAAACTTGATGATTTTCTCAATCGTAAAATAAGCTAAAAAATAAATGCAAGGCAAATGTTAGGCAACTGAACTTGAAAAGTCCGATAAACACTAAGCTTTTCACACATTTATTAAGTGGTTTGGGACCAAGATGCCGCAGGTTCAAGTCCTGTCACCTCGACCAAAAAAGGTGGTTTTTTAACCGCCTTTTATTTTTTGCCAAAATTACTTAAAATGCCTTAAAAGTGGCTTAAACACTGGGTTTTTGAGATTTCAAAAATTCAGTTGAGTAATTTTGAATTAAGTTAAAACAAGATAAAATGCAGTCAAACTTACTGTCAAACTTACTGTCATTTTAGTTTGCCTGCCGATTTTCAAGGAAACAAGATAATATATTTTTAAAATTTATTACATCGTAACACAAAAGATTTTTTATTATTAAAACAACAAAGAGGTTAAGCAATTTTTTCTAATGCTTAACCTCTTTTTTTATTTTGTTGATTACAAAGCATTCCCATATCATAACTACCCTCTTCTGGGATATAACTTTTCATATAAATACCTCCTTTAATATGTTTATATTATACCATAAATCCTAACTAAATTAAATACTTTCTTTAGTATAATATTTATTTTTAGCATAGAAAAAGAGGGCTCATATAGAACCCTCTTTCCCCTAATAATTTTTAAGGATTTATATCAATTTTAATTATCTGTACTCGTAGTGACCGCCATCTTTAACCTTTTCGTCCCAAGGTTCTACCCACTTCTTGTCTTCTACTGTTTTTGTGCCTGTCTGTACATACTCTTTTTCATAGTGATATGCACCTGCACCATTAGTTTCCAATTCCCAAAGTAAATGCTCATCCATCTGGTTGTCATCTGTCAGTTTCATACCACAATTATTACATACATTGTAGCCTACCCAACCGTATACTGGCTCTTCCTCTGTACCTACTACTTTCCAATAACCTTCGTGGTGTACTGTTTTGTAGTCATCCATCCATACCTTCTGCTTTGGCTTTTCTGTAGATGTTTCAGTCTTTGATGACTCACTCGGCTTAGCTGGCTTCTGGTTATTACTTGAAGAGTTGCTTGGATTAGCTGGCTTCTTGTCGTTATCCGATGTATTTGTCTTTGAAGAGTTGTCTTTCTTTGAAGATGTATTTGACTTAGTATCTTCTTTCTTTTCGGTGTTACCCTTGTTGCTGTTGTTTTTGTTAGATACTGTAGTTTTTACATCGTCAACCTTAACTGTAACTGTCTTACCGTCATCGGTTTTTACTTCTACTTTGCCGTCTTTTACTTCGACTTTCTTACCATTCTTGTCTGTGATGTTGCCGTCCTTGTCGACTTTGATTTCACACTTGTCTACCAAATCTTTAACTGCCTTTGGTACTGTTACCGCTGGAACTGTAGTTGCCTGTGCCGTGGTCTGAGCAGAAGTTGTTGCGGTCGGAACTTTGTCACTTTTACAACCTGCAAGAAGACTTGTGCCGACTGTTGTGCCTGCAAAAAGTAAGGTCATACCGCAAGCCATAGCTATGACTTTTGTCTTAACCGCTGTAACTGCACCTGTCTTAACCGCAGTTGCGGTACTCGATTTTACCGCTGTTGAAACACCCTTTGAAGCCGCAGTTACAAGGCTTTCTCCGTTTGGAAGTGTGATTGTAATGCTCGGTACTTTAAGGCTCTTTGCCTGCTCTCTGAAAATTGTTGTAAAGAACGGCACAAATACAACACCGTGAAGCTTGTCACCGCTTTTGTTTTCGTAATCTTCAATTGCAGTTTTCATCTTTGCCCTTGAATAATTGAGCCTTGAAAGCACAGTACCCCTTGAACATTCAAAGACTTCTGCGATTTCATCAACAGTCATTTCATTAAAATAGTGCATAATCACTGTCTGATACTGAACATCGGACAGTACTTCCTGCATAATCGAAAGAATAATTTCTCTCTTTGCCTTGTCTGAAATGTATTCTTCGGGAATTGATATACGCTCGTCAACTATTGCCTGATTTTCAAAAATTTCATCGTCCAGTTGGATTTCACCTTTACCTTTCAAATAATTTTTGCACTTATTAACGGCAATTCTGTTAAGCCAACTTCTGATTTGTGATGATTTTTCCAAAGATTGGATTTTTAAAAAAGCCGTTATGTAAGTTTCTTGCATAATGTCCTGTGCGGTTGTTTCGTTCTTTAAAAAGCTGATACAAGTAAACCACACTTCACGCTCTGTAAGCTTGTAGAGCTTTTCAAATGATTTGTTATCTCCCTTCTTAATTTTCTCTACTAAGTGGGAAATGTTCATAAAATGACCTCCTCTCATTTCCTTTCATAATATAGACAATTTAAAACGGCTTTTGATTTTATAAAATCCGAAAAAGTTTTAAAATTTTTCAAATTTTTTCGATTTTTTCAAAAAAGCAAATATTTTTCGCATAATTTCGCATAAAACAAAAAGTGCGTAGCTGAAGCTACGCACGAAAAATACATAGCTTTGATTGTTGCGACACAATATTTCACTTAAAGGTGTGAAAAGTAAAGCCTGTATTTTTACCGAAATAAAAATACACACTTAGGTGAACTTAAAATTAAATTTTTGTTTGGCATTTTTATTTTAGCATACAATATATGAAAATTCAATATTATTTTAAAATAACTTTTAAAATTTATGTAAAAGAATTTAACAATATCAATTCCGTACTATCATATTTCTGTTTATCAAACATCCCGTTTACAAGCAAAAGTATATTGTTGTATCATTGTTATTATACAGAATTAAATTTGCATAAAAAAATCAGGCAATCGTTATGACTGCCCAATTTGTTTTGGGAAAATTTACAATTTTAATCCTATTTATGCACTGTTTTACACGCACTAACCGTAATCAGAGTGCCATGACTTTTTGAGAGATTTCTGCCGGAGATGACACTGTGCCGACGCACTTGTAATCTTCGGTTTCTTCCTTGGTTTTAAAGCCCCAGCCGTATAGCACGGCGAGGAAGTCCATACCTATTTCTTCCGCACCCTTTGCCTCGATTGTGCTGTCGCCGACAAGGATACTTTCTTCAACGGAAACTCCTGTCTGCTCACACGCCTGCAAAAGCAGATGACTCTTTGTGAGGTTTGTACCGACATCTGTTGCACATACTGCGTCGAAAACATCCGACGCCTCGTAGGTTTCAAGAATATCCGTTGTGAACATTCTGTGCTTTTGAGTTGCTATTGCAAGCTTAAAACCGCTTTTCTTGAGTTCACGAAGAGCGTCATAAATTCCGTCATAGACGGTGAACATCTCTTTTCCTTTCTGGGAATAAAGTTTACTGTAATTCTTTACGGCATATTCAATTTCGTCATCACTCATATTAAAGAGCGTTTTAAATCCGTATTCAAGCGGTGTGCCGATTACTCCGTAGAGTGCGCTGTGTTCAACAGGCTCATAGCCCATTGCAACTGCTGTTGTATTGAAACAATATAAAATTCCGGGGGCTGTGTCGGCAAGAGTGCCGTCAAAGCCAAAAACAACTAATTTTTTCATAAAACCACCCAATCTGCAAATAGATAAATTCATAAACAATTTTCACAAAAGTCTTTGTCCTGCAAATATGGAAATACATCTCAAGGGGAATTATACCATTTTACGGAGATAAATACAATACTAATTTTTCCACAAGTATTAATTTGGGAATAAAAGTGCCGAAAAATATGCAATTATTGTTCTTTTGCAAGCATATGCCAATTGAAACAAGTCGAAAACCAGAGCTTTCAACTTACTTTATTTCTTGACAACATCGTGCGTGCGTTATAAAATTGAAGTACATTATATTGAAAGGTTATTTTATTATGACTTCTGCAAAGCATAAAAATCCGCCTGCCAAACCCAAAGAAAAATATTCGGTAAAGCAGGCGCTTACAAACTACTATCTGCTTATTATGTTCACGCTTTTTCCGTTGTTTTTTACCGACGCATATTTTAACATCAGGCACGACAAGTATTACTTTTTCATTATATTGACGGGTATTCTCGTTATTGCGGAATTTCTTATTATTATGACCGCAAGCGTTGATAAACCGCCGGAAGACTCAAAGCTTGAAAAGCCTAAACCAAAGCATTTGTATGAAGAGCTTTCGTTTATGGACTGGGCATTTATTGTATTCCTCGGGATAAATGTCATTTCAACGCTGTTGTCTGCAAACCCTTTGGATGCACTTCTGGGTACTCAAGGACGAAACAACGGTCTTGTGCTTATGGCATTTTACACCGCTGCATATTTTATGATTACAAGGTGCTTTAAATATTTTGAATACATATTCGTTGCGCTTGCGTTCGGTTCAATGATAGTTTTTGCACTTGCGGTGCTTAACTCATTCTATATTGATCCTCTCGGGATGTTTACTCTTCTCACCGACCAACAGACTATTACCGACTTCACTTCAACAATCGGCAACAAAAATCTGCTTTCAAGCTACATCTGCATCGCTATGCCTGTTATGATTGCAATGTCGGTTATCACGGAGAAAACCTTGCTCAGGGCAATTTATCTTGTAGCAACAGGATTTGGCTTTGCGGCTCTTATGACTGCCGACAGCGATTCCGGCATTCTCGGTATGGCTGTATTTATGGTTATTTACCTTATTTGGTTCTCAAACAGCCTTGTCAGACTGAAAAGATTTTTCCTTTCGGCAACTGTTATGCTGTTGTTTGCAAAGCTGCTCAGATTGTTCTCGCTCTGCTTTGACGACAAAAGCAAGGGCTTTGATAAGTTTCAGGAAATTTTCGTTTTCTCAGGCATCGGCTGGATATTGCTTGCGGCTTGTGCCGTTATTACAGGGATTTTGTATCTTATTGATTACAAAAAACCAAACATCACAATTTCAAAAGCCGTGCCGATTGCTCTTGCCGTTGTATTCGGACTTTGTGCTGTTGCCATGATAGGAATTATGGTTTATTTCAGCTGTATTGACACCAAAACCGACCTCGGCAGTTTTGAAAGAATTATCCGCTTTAACGATATATGGGGTACGCACAGAGGCTTTATGTGGATAAGGTCGATATGGATTTTCGGCGACGCTTCATTCATTGAAAAACTGTTCGGCGTAGGTCCCGATATGTTCTACTCCGCATTCAGTCCGTACTTTAACGACCTTTCAAAATACGGTGACAGCTCAACAAATGCCGCCCATAACGAATATCTAAACTACCTTATCACAATCGGAATTACGGGACTTCTCTCCTATCTTGCCATTGTGTGCGGTACGATTAAGAACGCAGTTAAGTATGCAAAGGAAAATCCGATGCTGATTGCGTGCGTTTCGGCTGTTATCTGCTATGCTGTTCAGGCTGTTGTAAACCTTTATCAGCCGATTACAACTCCGCTGTTTTTCATCTTCATAGCTTTGTGCGAGGCTTTTGTAAGAAATGCCAAGGCTGAAAAATCCGCCGTATAAGGATTATGACTGCGTATCAATTCGGATAAGAAGATTCTGCATTGACTCGTTGCGGTCACGGCGGTATCGTCCCAGCTCATAGAGGCTGTCGGGATTTTTAGTAATTATATTGGGCTTTTCCGTACAGGTTAGTGTACACGAAAAGCCCATTTCTTTTATCAGCTTTTCGGTCAGGGCATTTTTTGCACCGAACGGATATACAAAGCAGGTCGGTTTTTTCCCTGTTGCATTTTCAAGCAAGCCTTGAGCTTTGACAACATCCTCCGTAAGAAGAGATTTGTATACTTCGTCACTCTCCCCCGCTTTTGGCAAAACACCCTTTCGTGATTTTAAAGAATGCATATCGTACGAATGATTCTGAATTTCAACATAGCCCGAATCTGACATTTCTTTTATATCGTCAAAAGTTATATGACCGTAGGTCACGGAAATGTCCTTGGTTTCGGTAAATTTTTCGGACACTGACGCAATCGGAGATATGACCGCCTTGCAGTTGTATTTTTCGAGCAAAGGAAGTGCATAATAATAATTATTATAATAGCCGTCGTCAAAGGTCAGCATAATGCATTTTTCGGGTAATGATTTTTTGCCGTAAACATAATCGGTAAGGTCTTTTACAACAACGGTTGTGTAGCCGTTTTCGGCAAGATATTTTAAATCGTTTTCAAAAAGAGTTGGCGAAACAGTGTAGTCATTTTGCAGTTTTTCATCCTTTAAAAGTGAGTGATACATTATTACGGGCAGTTTTACGCTGTCGGTATCAGCCGTTGTTTCTTTTGTTGCACCTGTCATTACCGATATTAAAATTACCGCAGACAGGAAGAGTGCCGTAAAAATGATAATTTTTACTGTTTTGTTTGATTTCACTATATTTCCTCCCAATTCTTTGTGCAAGATTTTTTGCTTATAATTCTTTTATATAAATATAACTTGAAATTAGCGTGATAGAATATAGACAAAGTTAATACTGATTACTGATTTTGGTCAATCGGTACTGACTAATATTGCATAAGGATTTATGAATTATGGCAAAAAGAAATTTCAGCTCAAAACGCAATGCAATTTACAACGCTGTGTGCGGTACGGACACTCATCCGAGCGCACGCTGGGTTTATGATAAATTAAAGCCCGAAATTCCTGACCTTAGTCTTGGCACGGTTTACAGAAACATTGCTCTTTTTAAGGATGAAGGAAAGGTCAGCGTTATATGCAATGTAAACGGTGAGGAGCGTATTGACGGCAACACAGAGCCGCACCCCCACTTTGTCTGCAACAAATGCAATGCAGTTATTGATGTTGAAGACAATCAAAATGCTGATGACCTTGAGTCACAGCTTGCCGAAGAGGGATTTAAGGTAGAAAACAGATTTGTTATCTACTACGGCATATGTCCTAAATGTTCGGCAGAAGTACACTAATATTTATTACAAAGGAGAAGTAATTATGAAATGGTATTGCACAGTATGCGGTTATGTTTATGAAGGTCCCGAAGCTCCCGAGGCTTGCCCTGTTTGTAAGGCACCAAAGGAAAAATTTAAGCAGATGGACGAGGAGGCATCTTTCGCAACAGTTCACGAGGTTGGCGTTGCTCAGGGCGTAAGCGAAGATATTCTCAAGGATCTCAGAGCTAACTTTGAGGGAGAATGCAGCGAAGTCGGTATGTATCTTGCAATGGCAAGAGTTGCAGACAGAGAAGGCTATCCCGAGGTTTCTGCCGCATTTACAAAGTATGCTTTTGAAGAGGCTGAACACGCTGCCAAGTTTGCAGAGCTTTTAGGCGAAGTTCTTACAGACAGCACAAAGAAAAATCTTCAGATGCGTGTAGATGCAGAAACAGGTGCTTGCGAAGGTAAGTTTGACCTTGCAAAGCGTGCAAAGGCTCAGAACCTTGACGCTATTCATGACACGGTTCACGAGATGGCAAAGGATGAAGCAAGACACGGCGCAGGCTTTAGAGGTCTTCTTAACAGATACTTTAAGTAATCATTAAAACAATAAAAAATCAAAAAAGTCAGCTTGATAATCGTATGACCAACAACTAACCGATTACACAACAGACTTTGAACAGGAGATTTGATAGTATGAAATATGTATGCGATGTTTGCGGATATGTTTACGATCCTGAAATCGGCGATCCCGATAACGGCGTTGATGCAGGCACAGCATGGGAAGATGTACCCGAGGATTGGGTATGCCCTCTCTGTGGTGTAGGCAAAGACGAATTTTCCGCAGAAGAATAATTAACAAATTGGCAATTTGGGAGCAGGCAATGCTTGCTCCCTTTTGTGTGTACGGGAGTAAATTATGAAAAAATTGATTTCGTGGAATGTAAACGGACTTCGTGCCTGTGTTACAAAGGGCTTTGAGAACTTTTTTAAAGATGTTGACGCAGATATTTTCTGTCTTCAGGAAACAAAGCTTCAAGAGGGACAGATTGACCTCTTGCTTGAAGGATATCATCAGTATTGGTGCTATGCCGACAAAAAAGGCTATTCGGGAACGGCTATGTTCACAAAGGAAGAGCCTTTGAATGTATGTTACGGAATCGGCATTGACGAACACGACCATGAGGGCAGAGTTATCACGGCAGAATTTGACAATTGCTTTGTTGTCACCTGCTACACTCCAAACTCGCAAAGTGAGCTGAAAAGGCTTGATTACCGAATGAAATGGGAAGATGATTTCAAGGCATATTTAAAGAAGCTTGAAGAAAAAAAGCCTGTTATTATGTGCGGTGATTTGAATGTTGCACACAAAGAAATTGATTTGAAAAATCCGAAAACCAACCGCAAGAATGCAGGCTTTACCGATGAAGAGCGTTCAAAGCTGACAGCATTGCTCGATGACGGCTTTATCGACACCTACCGCTATTTCTATCCCGATACAGAGGGCGTGTATTCGTGGTGGTCATACAGATTCAAGGCTCGTGAAAAAAATGCGGGCTGGCGTATTGACTATTTTATCGTTTCAAAAGCTCTTGAAAGCAAGCTTGACGGTGCAAAAATCCATACCGAAATTTTAGGTTCTGACCATTGCCCCGTTGAACTGACGATTGACATTTAAAAAGCAGAATAAAACCCCGACACAGCATACACCGTGTCGGGATTTTTTTGTATATTAAGAAAAATTTTCAAGACCGACAATACAGATTTTAAAAGTGTCAATTGACAAAACGGGAATTTCGTTTTGTCAAATAATTTTTTGCAAAGAAAAATGCTCCGACGCTAAAAAGTATCGGAGCATATATGAGCTTTTTTATAATTAACTGACGGTAATTTTGTTCTGACCGCCTGTTATGTCGGAAAAATTATTTTTTGCACTTTTTACGAATGCGAAAATTGTTTTCAGAAGCATATTTCTTGTTTTGCTGTCAAGACCTGCAAAGGATTTTAGGATTGTTCCCGTGTTCTTAAACGGATTTTTCAGCATCTCATTAAAGGTTGCGGTTTCGGTCAGCGACAAAAGGGCAAAAACCTCTTTTGTGAACTCCCGTCTTTGAGCAATTGTCAGCGATTCAACAAATTCTTTCAGCGTGTGGTCAAAGAAAACGCTGAAATTTGTAGTGCTTTTCAGCCTGACAAGGCTGTTCTGCTCAATCTCCCACGAATAAATATCGTGTTGGAGAAAACCTTTTTGATTACTCTTTACAATAGTGTAGCTCTCCTCATGCTCAAACATCATACCGAAAATGCTTGACTGCGGAACAAAGGTGTAGATTCTGTCGTCAACTTCATAAAATCCGCTGTCCCTGATTTTGTCAAGAGAAAACCCCGGTCCGTCAAAATTGTAAATATAATCAATGTGATTTCTTGAATTTTCATCGGTAAAAGCACCGGCATAAACCGCAAGATTTCCGCCCTTTGAGTGACCGCCGAGAATGAATTTTCCGTTGAGCATACGGACTGCCTTTTCAAAATAATCAAGAGCCTTTTTCTGTGACGGCAACGGAAATGTGAAGAACATATTGAAGTCCTCCTGCCAGCCGACAAGAGAATTGTCCGTTCCTCTGTACGAGATGAAATAATTCTTTTTGAGAAATTCAAAAGTGATTGCGGAAAACTGCATACTAACATCGGACTCAACCTCGTTTACATACCCCGAAACAAGAATTTTGCCGAATCTCTTGCTCTCTGCAGTCGCTTTCAAAAGGTCTGCGTCACCCTTCCACAATAGATTTTTCTCGTAATCATCGGTTGCAAACACACGCATTGCCGCCTGTTCAAGGGTGATTTCATCAAACAGACAGGACGATACCGAACCGTCAAAAGGAAGATATGAAAGCCGTGAAAGCACAAGTGCGTCAAGCTCGTTAAAACCGTCCTGTTCAAATGTCAAATCGCCTCTCCGACTTATGTAATCAAATATGTCAGCCATACAAATGCCTCCAATCTGTTTTCTCTCTGTAATTATTGTATCACTTTGTACTAATTATTTCAATACAATTTTGAAAATTAAAAAAGAAAAGGACAAACGAATTCGTTCATCCTTTAACAGTATATGAAGTTATCTGAATTTTGCGATTTCTTCAAGAAATTGTTTTCCGAATTTTTCAAGCTTTGTTCTGCCCACCCCCGAAACTTCAAGCATTTCATCAGGTGTTTCGGGGCATTTTTTGCACATATCAATCAGCGTTGCATCGGTAAAAATAACATAGGCAGGAACGCTCTTTTTGGATGCAATGCCTTTTCGCAAAGCCTTGAGTGCGTCAAGTAAATCGGAATTGACAGGCACTTCGGGGCGGTGCGTTTTGACAACCTTTTCGGAGTTTTCAACTTTCTTCATCACAAGCCGTTCCCGTCCGAAAAGCACATCTCGGCTCTTTGGCAATAGTTTTAGAACCTCGGTTTCATTGTCGGATGAAATATACTCCTTTTCGGCAAGAAAGTCAATTGTGCCGAAAATATGCCTTGCCGTAACCTCTTTCATTATTCCGTAGGTTGACTGATTGTTAAGCTCAGCTTTTAGAATTTTCTCGCTTTTACTGCCCTTTAACACATCACAAATCACGGTTTTGCCGTACTTTTGTCCTGTTCTTGCAATACACGACATAATTTTTTGAGCGTCAATTGTGACATCAACAAGCTTGTGAACGGAAAGGCAGTTGGAGCATTTTCCGCAGTAAGCCTTTTTATCACCGCCGAAATACCGCAGAATAAACCCACGCAGACAATCGTTTGTTGTGCTGTAAAAGGTCATATATTTTAAGCGTTCAAAATCACGCTCACGAATTTGCTCGTTTTCTTCAATTGTAAGCTCCTCGTTGCCCTCGGAATTTTCAATCATAAAGCGATTTAGGCGAACATCCTTAGGACTGTAGAGCAAAATACAATCAGCCTCACCGCCGTCACGACCTGCCCGTCCTGCCTCTTGATAGTAGCTTTCAATGTTTTTCGGCATATTGTAATGAATTACATATGTAACATTTGACTTGTCAATTCCCATACCGAAAGCATTGGTTGCGACCATAATATTTTTTCGGTCAAAAACAAAATCCTCCTGATTTTTCCTGCGTTCGTATTCATCAAGACCTGCATGGTATCTTGCCGCCGAAAAGCCGTTATCGCAGAGCAATTCGCAGACAGATTCAACATTTTTTCGGGTTGCACAATAGACAATTCCCGACCTGTCGCCACGCTCCCGAATGAGGTCAATAAGCTTTTCATCCTTTGACGATGACTTTATTACACCGAAGAAAAGGTTGGGGCGGTCAAATCCCGTTGTAATTTCAAACGGATTTTCAAGCCTGAGAATTTTCTTTATATCTTCTTTTACATCATTTGTAGCCGTTGCAGTAAATGCTCCGACAATCGGACGATTTGCAAGGCTTTCAACAAATGTGATAATTTTGAGGTAACTCGGTCTGAAATCCTGTCCCCATTGTGAAACGCAATGAGCCTCGTCAACTGCAACCATTGAGATTTTTATCTTTTTACAGGTGTCGAGAAATCCGTCAGTCAACAGCCTTTCGGGTGCAACATAGATGATTTTGTATTTTCCGTGTTCAACATTTGAAAGCACTCGCAGAAATTGCGGATATGAAAGCGAGCTGTTTATATATGCCGCAGGAACTCCCGACTGAACGAGTGAGCCGACCTGATCCTTCATAAGCGAAATCAGAGGTGACACAACAATTGTCACCCCGTCAAAAAGTAATGCGGGAATCTGATAGCACATAGACTTGCCCGCACCTGTGGGCATAATGCAAAGTGCATCTCTGCCGTCAAGCAAAGCGTCAACTATCTGTTCCTGTCCGTCTCTGAAAGAATCGTGTCCGAAGTAATCTTTTAACACGCTTAATTTATCACTCATCTTTTTGCCCTTATCTATCATTCTTTATTGGAATTATAATCATTGTATTCTCTTTCAATCCAAGCCATAAGCAGATTTACAATTTTCTGCTGTTCGACCTCGTTAAGCTGTTTGTCCTTTGCAACTCTGTACCACTTGTTAAGACACCCTCTGCAACAACAGGCACAGGCGTGCTGTGCGATAAAAACAGGGTGTCCTCTCATAGGCGTTTGCTTTCCGTCATTCGGAATATATTTTGGTGCAAGCCGTGTTCTGACAAAATCTTCTGCATGGGAGCGGATTTTATTCATTCCCTTTTCATTAATATAGTCAATGTCCTTTTGCTTTAAATGAAACCGACTGCGAAAATCCGATTTTTTCAGTTTGTTTAGTGCCTCATCTATTGTTTGCATTGTTTATGCCTTCTTTTATTGTCATACCTTAATTATAAACAATTACTACGGTAATGGCAAGAAAAAATGAACTCATTTTCTGTTACAGAAAAAAACAACCCCACGATTATTTTACCGTGGGGTTGTTTTCATAGGGTTGCTTTTCAATTATTTTTAAAGATTAAACATCTTTGCAATATTTTTCAGCAAGGGCAAAGAACGCTTTTTCGAGCGAATCCAAGGTTTGTTCCGTCATACTGACCGACATACTGTTTTTGTCGGAAAATATGATTTCAACGATTGTAACCGTGGCGTCATCGACTGTCAGTCCTTTGTTTTTTGGATTATATTTTTTCAGAATTTCCAATGCGTCTTCGGCGGTGTCACACAGCAGTCTCATATCCGTTTCGTCGATCAAAACATTTTCAAAAGCGATATAACCGCATTTGCAGATAGCGTCAAAAAGGAAATTTACTCCTTTTTTTCGCACATAAAAAGAACAGCAGTAATCAAAATTTGAATGATTTTTTGAATAGCTCACGGATACAATTTCTTTTTTTACACGCATTTTTCGTTTGGAAATATTATGAAATAACGACCGTAAAGTCATATCGGTTATGTCATGGCAGCCCCGCAGAACGGACAGAATTTCGGCGGATTGCCGTCAGGCTTATATCCGCAAGCCGAGCAAACAATTGCCGCAGCATTTTGCGGAGTAAACGGCTGTGGAGCTTGCTGATTTACTGTGTTGGTCTGCATAGGCATTCCGTTCTGCTGATAGCCCATATTGTTCTGCATGGGCATTCCGTTCTGCTGATAACCCATATTGTTCTGCATAGGCATTCCGCTTTGCTGATATCCCATATTGTTCTGCATAGGCATTCCGCTTTGCTGATAACCCATATTGTTCTGCATGGGCATTCCGCTTTGCTGATAACCCATATTGTTCTGCATGGGCATTCCGCCTTGCTGATAACCCATATTGTTCTGCATGGACATTCCGCCTTGCTGATAGCCCATATTGTTCTGCATACCGTTCCTTATTTGTTCACACAGTCTCATTAACTGCATTCCGTCATCAAACGCTCTCATAAGCTCATTCCTTACAGTACCGATTGACGAATCAACATACATTGATATATCGGTTATGAACGGATGATTTACGATGAATTTTGCTTTTAAAGAAGATATTCTTTGCGGTGATGACGATGTGTTTGTATCACGAACATACGGCTGAAGTGCAAGCGGAACATCAAGCATACCGTTTTGCCCCGAAAATGAGTTTGTTGTATCAAACTGACTGTCAAAACCGCTGTTTCTGCCCTGACGGTTATCATAGCGGTCATACTCATCAGGAATTCCGTCACGGTCGGAATCCTGCAGAGTTGTATATCCAAGCTCAAGCCAAAAGTCCTGCAGCTGTGAAAAATCAAAAATTTCAGGATTGCTGTTTTTGAAATCTCTGCCTATTGTGAAATAGAATTTTCTGTTATTAAAATCTACAACAAGCTTTTCGTTTGTACCGGCACTTGCCGACTGAACAAATGCCGAATATTTCTGTCTGTTCTGTTCACGCTGTTCAAGATGAGCTTTAACATCTGCTAATGTTCTGTTTTTCCAGCCTGATGAAAGCGAACTGAGCTTGTGCTTACAGTCGCTGCAAAGATAACCGTCTGAAAGCTTTTGCCTTGTGAGGGCGTTTACCTTGTCACCGCAAAGGTCACAATATTTCTTTTCAAATAATCCCATAAACTTTCTCCTTTACAAAAGATTCACGATTTTCTTCTGAATATTTGTAGCATCAATAACTGATATTGTGCCGTCACCGTCTGTGTCTGCAATTTTAAAAGTGTAATCGTCAAATTCTTCAAACCCGACAACGTATTTTTGAACCAAGGTTGCGTCCACAACATTAATAACACCGTCCATATTGACATCATACGGAACAGTAATGTTTACATCAAGGTTAACATCTTTCTTATCAACATTCACTTCATATACCCGTGTCACGCATTGCGGCTTGCTTACGGTAATGACATATTTACCTGTACCTGTTTGATAATAATACAGAGTTGCATTTTTGTGCACTATTTCATCTGTAAAGCTACTCTTATAAACGCCACCAGGAGTGTATTTATCAAACTTAACAGTAATAGTGTCATCCGGTGAGCCGCCCGTTCTGAAATCTATTATAATGCATGCATTAAACTTTTGCGTAACTTTAACCGATTCACTGTAAATAACATCACCGTTTTTACCCGTAACAGCACATCTGAACTGAGTTTCATCAAAATCCGTATTCGGTCTGATTCTCAAAGTATTTGATTTTGTACCCTTGAAGGAAAACTGGTTTAATGTAGATGAGTCGTCATCTATGTTTTTCCACATTCTTATTATACCGGTGGGTGTTCTTCTCTTTACTTTCATCTGCCACTGATAGCTTGCGGCATTTTTGGCAGCAACCCATATAATTTCTTCTTTGCCTTTCATAATCATAATTTCTGCCTCAGGGAACTGATGTGTAAATGATGGCGATTCATATGGAACATTGTAATATGCCCAAATATAATATTGACCTGTGGTTTCATCCTGAAGAATTGTCGCCTGACTGTCGCCATTGTACAAACCGCATACTGCGTCTTTGTCAACCGCATATCCTTTGTTCATATTAAAGTATAGCTGACAACAATACATACCGCTGTCAAAAGTTTCTCCGCTGTCGAGCTTTCTGCTAATTTTGTTGTTTTCGTACTTATACCACTCAATATAATCAAAGCTGTAGTAAGTGCTGTTTATCGGAGTTGCCGTTGTTGAGGGGATTTTTCCCTGTTTAGGTTTTTCCAAGCCTAAAAATCCAATTGTAGGAATTTCTGTCTTCTCAAGAAGTCCCGGAAAGTTACATTTTCCCGAATAAAAAGTACCGCTCTTTGAACCCGTTACTTTACATCTAAAGACAACATCTTTCCACCCTGAGTCAGGTCCTACAAGTTCTGCGTAGGTCTGAAATTTAAGATGGTCTGTAAAAACACCCGAAAATTTCGAGTCGGGGTTGTTGGTTTTATCGGAGAGGTTAACCCAGCTTATGCTCGGAGCCTTTGCCTGCCATTGATAGGTAAAGGTTTCGTCTGTACTGCCGCCGTTTACTCCCACGATAATGTTAAGGACATCTCCTATGTAAACCTCGGTGTCGATATATTTGATATAAGCCTGAGCCGCCGCATTTGCGGTTATGGCTGTCATAGGAAGAGCCGTTAAAAGCATAAGCACACACAGAACACCACTCGAAATACGCTTTACTTTTTTCTTGATTTTCATAAAAATCCCTCCTTCATGCCCAAGGATCAACCGAAGCCGGAGTTCGTATATCAGAGAGTGCAAGATTACGCCATAAGAACCATTGATTGCCCTTTCTGCGAAGCTCAATCGGACGAGGTGAGTCTGCTCCCGACGACTGAACCTGAACCTTTGCATAACCCTCGCTCTGATAGGTATATGCATACTCGGAAACGGTTATTTTGTACGGAACATTCGGTGTATAATCGTTCTTCACGGATGAACCCTCAAAATATGAGCGAGGAATATATCCCCTGCCCTTGATTCTGTCACGCAAAAACTGAATATCCATCCCGTTCATCGGCTGAGGTCCTTTTAATACATTAAGCATTTCTATTGTGTTTTCCGGACTTTCATCATATTCAAGCAAAACAAGCATTGCAAATGCCGCTGTTGAAAGAGGTGACGAAAAGTCAAGCTCCGGAATTTTTTTGAGTTCATCGGCATTTTTCGGATAATCGGCAAATACAAATGTTTTGCTTTTGTGCATTGCATTGTTTACCGCTCCCGAAACGGCCTTTGAAACATTGTTTTTTACAGTTTGATTTGTCATATTTTTTAAGCTGTCAAATATACCCATAAACAGTACCTCCTTTTTAAAGTGCGTCAAGCGCGGCGGCAAGATAATCTGCCGTTACGGATGAATAAAAAAACGAGCTTATTTTTCCGAATTGTTTTGCCTGTTTAACCCTGTCGGCAAGGTCGGGATATGTCTGTTCGTCACAGAGCAGAGCCGTTTTACAGCTTGGCAGATATTCCTTTACTTTTCCACAAAGCTCAAGCCGTTTCTCAATAGTTGAATCGGCAAGTCTTGTGACATCCATAAGTAAAACATCAACTCTTTCTGCAATGCACAAATCAAGAATTTTCCCATCTTGATTCGGTGAAACATTTTCAATACAAAATCTTCCCTTCTTTACAAGGGCATTTTGAATAGCCTCACTGAGCAAATTATTCTGAACACTGAGCAAAATTTTCTTCAACGGACATCACCCCTTTTCACCTATATCTTTCACTTATATTGTACAATTTTGCGATAGAATATGAATGTGCCAAACGGCATATTTCACAACATAAACAAAAAAAGCACAGCCGCCCGATTGTTCGGACAGCTGTGACCTTGTGCTAAAAATATTTACGGTGGGTAATTAAAAGGGGGGTAAATAATAAAATAATTATGCTTTGTTCTTAACAGCGCCTATAATGTAAAGTACAGGGATAGCAAGACCGCAGATAAGAGAGAATACATTGAACTGTGATCCGCCTATCATGCTGATAATTTCGCCTGCAATACACATAACCGCAACAACAACGCCCCATACAATACATGTATTTGCCTTGTGCGGAAGTTTTGCGTTGATAACGCCGATAATACCTGCAACAAACTCAGCAACCGCACTGATAAGTGCGAAAACGCCGCCGACATAAAGCATAGTCATATCGTATGTACCGTCGTTAAAAGCTGCAAGTGCGGCGATACCGAGAATGGCGATGATTGACACAATCAATGCAATAGCACCGAATACAATCATAAGGATTCCCGTTACTTTAAGAAAAGTTGAACCTTTTGCCTCCATAGTTTTTCCTCCTGTTATTAAATAATAAATTTTATGCACCTTTGTCTTTGATTATTAATCGGACAAAGATAGCGTTTTGCACAAAAGATATTCACCGTCTGAGCAGTTTATATCCTGTAATTGTATTATACTGTTTTAACAGCAAAAAAATATGTGCCAAACGGCACATATTCAGAAAAAAGTATTTATTTGTCGTTAATTCTATCGTCAAGGATTACAAGTCCCGCCTCTCTTGCCTTTACGGCAAGCTCTGTTCTTGACTTAAATCCTGTTTTTTCAAGCATATACTGTATATAGTTTTTGACAGTACCCGGAGCAATGTAAAGTCTTTTGGCAATTTCCGTGTTTGTATCACCGCTTGTCAGTTCACGCAAAACCTCAAGCTCCCTTTCGGTAAAATCCGTACTCATTGCGTTGCCGAATTTAATTTTGGGAGTTGTGTCGGGAAACACACGCTCACCGTTCATTGTTCTGTCCATAAGTTCAATAATAGGTTCGGGACTTACCTCTTTGTACCAAAAGCTGTCAACCCCTGCATCCTTGGCACGCTTTAGATAGGAATATTCGGGCATTGATGTAACAATGATTATCTTAATTTTCGGGAACTTTGCTTTTATTCTTTCAGCCGCCTCAAGACCGTTTGCCCCCATTGAAGTACATATATCCATTAAAATCAGGTCAACATCGGAATTTTCACAATGATAATCCGTCATATCGGCATTACTTATTGAGCCCGCAAGCGTATAGTTTTCGCTTTGGTTTACATACATTTCAAATAAAGTTCTCGGCATTGACTGATCTTCAACTATCAGCACTCTTGTCATACTGCAGCACCTCGCTTTTCGGTATTGTGATTTCAAGAACAAAAATTTCGGAAGTCGATATTTTCATGCTTCCGCCGATTTGCTCCGCCTTTTTTCTTACGGAAGAAAGGCCGCCGCCCTCATTGATTTTTTGAGGCGGTTTTCTGCCGTTATTTGCAAATTTAAAAATATATTTTTCACCGTCGTCAAGACTTTCAAGAATCATTTTATCTGCTTTTGCGTGTCTTGCGGCATTGTTAAGGCATTGCATTGTTGCAAAAGTCAGAACCCGTGCAACCGCATTGTTATCAGTCGGAAGATTTCCGACTGTTTCAAGCGTTATTCCGACAAGCTTTGCGGCATTTTCAATATCCTTAGCAAAGTTTTCGTCTTTGCAATCATTCTCTGCGGTATTCAGAATAGAAATATTGTTTTTCCACATTTCAAGTAATTTACTGTTATTTTCAGACAGAGTGCCGTTTTCAAGATATCTTCTTGTTGTTATCAGCGTACTGCCGAGCCTGTCATGAATTATCTCTTTTGTGCGAAGAATTTCTTCTTCTCTTGTCAGGTCACAGACCATTTCATTGTATTTTTTCAGATGAGCATTAACCTTTTTTAACTCGCCTATTTCATATTCCAAGGTTGATGTAAGCTTTGTAAACTCTGTTATATCGGTTGCCGCAAGCTGAAAATACGGTTTTGAAAAAATTTCCGTTTCCGACAACGAAAAGCTGAAAACCCTGCCGTCCTTTAATCTGACTGTAAATGCCCCGTCATTTTCATATTGAGAAGCCTCTTTTATCTTCTCTCTGAAGGGCGTTGCAACATTAAGCGATTTACCCGTAAGTTCAAGGCATATGCTTTCCATAAGATTATTTTTCAATACAACAAGTCCGTTTTCGTCAAAATAGCAAAGTCCTGTAGGCAAGCCGTCAAAGCTTTCTTTAATTGACATTGCGGTAATATCGGTATTCCTGCAATGATGAAGCCTTACCGTTATGTACACAGACATTATCGCACAATATGCCGTTATGCCGACAGACAGAGCAAACGGCATTCTGCCAAAAAATTCAGCCATTTTATTAATTTGGTTATCATAATATATTTTACTCAAGACATGAGTGCTTACCAAAAACATTGTCAAAGAGATTACTGCAATTATAACCGCTGAAATCGGTTTCCACAACCTGATTTTATAAAGAAAAGATTGCGTTGCGTTGTATATTGCCGCACAGGCAACAACAAATTGCACACTCATCAATATAACACAAACAAACGAACGCATTTCAAGGATGGATGTCATATATCATCACCTCCGCTTTGCATACGAACAAACACAAACAGCGTGTCAGCGTCATATTCCGTGGTGACATTTCCGCCGAGTTTTATAATATCGTCAAATAAATCATCGGGAATTTTCATTTCATTTTTGCTGTCACAGTTGATTTTTAAATCAATAAATCTGTCATGGACTTTTAAATTAAACAGCAACGCATCTGTGCAGTTCATTATATGCCTTATAAAAATCCCGATGAATTTAAAAAGTGCAATCGTTTTTTCGGCTGAAATTTCTCCCGAAACATTACTGAAAAACGAACACGAAATTCCGTAAACAGAAATGTACTCGGCAAGTTCTCGGATACTGTTTTCGAGCTCAAAAGCATTCAGCATTTTTCTGCTTTTTGCCATAATGAGCAGATTGCTTATTCTCTTTATGTAGACATTAACAACACAGGCACCGGCATAATTAACCGAAATATCTCCCCTGTTGTTTTCAATATTTTTGAGTATATTTTCAAGGTCGCAAAGCTGAGGACGGATAAATTCGGTTATACTGTCATAGAGCTTGTTCTGTTCGGTTACTGCCGCTCTCCGTTTTTTCAGTTCTGCCTCTGATTTTAAGATTACATTGTATTCCGAAATCTGCTCTTTTACTTCCGAAAGTTCCCTGTTAATTCGGTTAATTGCCGATATATCTTCCGTCCAAACTACCTTACCGCCTTTTATATTATGCTTTTTAAGAATTATATTTTCATTAATCACAACACTGTTACCGTTTTGCAGAACAACATCTTTTGAAACATTTGTTGCGTTTTTAGAGCGGTATTTCACATTGCCCTCATTGTCAAATATGAGAGTGTTAAGATTTGACGCATTGAAAAAATCGCCGTAACCCGTATTTGACGGCACAAGACCTATCTGAATAAGGCTTTCCCATAGAGCAATTGAGGCAAAACAGAACACCTCGGGAACATTGTAAATTCTAAGTCCTGAATATCCGTGATTCAGATTATTCCAGAGCGTGTAAATTATTGCGACAAAAATTATTACAATCGGAATCCACAGCTTTTTGCGTGTTGCGGAAATTCTGCATCGATTGATTGAAAGCACAATTGACGAAAGTACAAGTATAAAAATCCACACTGCAATTACATAGTAAACAGGTCCGTAACTGTATTGTTTGTTCCAATTGTGAAAATCGGGTTCAAATACAAAAGCAAGCTGATGAAAATCGTTCGTCATAACAAGCAGCACAAGAACGGCGGCAGGTATAACCAAAAGATATTTTCGGTTATTTGTATTTTCGGGCTTACCGATATTCAGCATTGCAAAAAACATCATAAGCGGCAAAAACACCATTGCTATGTAATATGAATACCAAAGATACCGTCCGTATGTGTTGATGTCGGCAGGGCTGTTGTATTTTATGGCACGAAGAGCCATCCACAAGAGCATAAGCGCCGCAGATATCACAAGGCAGATTCGTATATTCTTCTGAACAATGCGATATGCAACAGACACACCCCAGCCTATAATAAGCCCCGAAAAGATAATAACATCAAAATTTTCAATATAATTGTCCGCCGAGGAAGTAAGATGAGAAAAAATTCTCACCGCACCTCCGAACAGGAATATAATTATCCCGACAACAGTCAGAAGCTTTGTTTTGTCAACTTTGCGAACCATATGCCACCCGTCAGTTATTTCAAGTTTAATTTCAGCAACATAATTTTTTCAAAACACCAATGTTGCACACCATTTTACTACATAATAACACAATAAAACGGATTATACAATTCATATTTACCGCAAACTTAAACGGCTCTATAATAAAAGTTGGGGTAAGGGATAGAGCCTACAAAAAAATTTCAAAAAAGTAGAGCATATTTTGCCAAGATCCGTTAAAAGGAATTGCTTAAAAACCCGAAACGGAGGACAAAATATGCTCTACAGATATTTTACAGAAAAGCTCTTAGGGGTCTGCTCGAATGTACTCAGCCAAAGACATCGAAGAACTTAATGCTAAAAACATTGAGTATCCCGACGGCTCAATGCACACGCTGTATGAGGCAGAACAACAGTAAAGAGTCTACGAACGCAAAATCAGGGCAACCAAAAGAACACTTGCCGCTTGTGATGAGGCTTTGAATAACCTCTCTGATGAAGAGCTGTTACAAAAGTTAGAAAAAAATTTCTGCCACTATTCAAGCAAGTTGAAACGGCAGGAGTCAGAACTGAATAGCTTTTGTAAAAGAACAGGATTACTTCCTGACGGTTCTCGTCAACAGGCTTATGGTTTTGGCAGAAGTACTGCTCAAAAAGCGGTGTGGAGAAATAAGAAAGCAGTTGCAAATTCCGCTGAAAAGAGTATAATTAAAACTATAATTAAATCGGTGAAATTTCCTGATAATTGTAATTATTTATTAAAAATCAGAAACTAATTTTGGAAAATATAATAAAAGCGAGTTATCTGCAGATATTCTTAAAGCAATTAACGGTGCAATCGAAAAAAGATTATCCGAAAATGACGATTTCATATTTGATGAAATTAAAATTGCTAAATTTCCTATTGGGAATAAATCTGTATTCATTACTAACTATGAAACAGGTGTACACCCTAAAACTCAGTTGTATTTAAATAGAGATTATTTTTTAAATGTAACATTAGATGAGTTTAATGCTGCTTGTTTGAATTATTACGATTCAGGTTGGTGGCAAAGTGAGAACATCGAAGATTTAGTAAATCACGAAATAATGCATGCTTGCATTAACTACTATAATTCGTTTGAGAAGACTGAACAGTTATATCAATTTTTAAATGAAGATACTCGTGTAAAAGGTTTTTGTAAATTGGTTGATAATATCCTGATGAGTTTCTTAATGAGGTGTATGTTGCTATAAACAAAGGAAAAAGTATAAGCAAGAAATATTTGGATGTATATTATGAATATATAGACACTTATTTAAGGAGATAATAAAATGGCAAATTTACCAAGGTGTAGTAGTTGTGCTAACAGAAAAAACAAATTTGGTACTATATGTAAATATTATTTAAAAGGAATTCCAAAAGAGTTTTTAGCCGAAAAACAATTTTGCAAGCATTATACAATAGAAACAGAAAGAGCTGAGAGTAATTATGATGATTTGCCTGTAGCAAAAGGTAGATAATTATTTATGCTTATTTTCAATTGTATTGGCTTTAAATGCCGAAAGGTAAAGAGTTACATAGTTGATTGAATAAAAACAAAATTAAACGAATTTAAAAGGGTATTAAAGGGGTGTTTGAAACATCCCTTTTACTTTTACCCCAAAAATTACAGATTATGGTTATAAGCTCCCGAATTTCGGGGGCTTTTAATATTGCTCAAATATCTGAGCATACACACAATTGCTAATAAATTGAAAGGAGCAAACAAATGGACTTAATGGAAATTTTAAAAGCCATGTTTGGCGGCGAAGCTTTGACATTTGAACAATTTGCAGAAAAGGTAAACAATGCGGCAGATGTTAAGCTCGGCAACCATGCAGGCGGTCAGTATGTCGAAAAGGACAAGTACGATGATGTATCAAATCAGCTTGCAAGTGCAACCGCAAATCTTGAGGGTTATGGCCCCGACTGGCAGGATAAGGATAAGCAGGCACAGACCGGACTATTCTCAAAACACAAAATTCTCGGCGGTCTCCTTGATTTAAATTGTCAGGCGACTCCCGTAGTAATCTCAGCAGGTCAGTATGATAAAGTAGCGCCTAAACATTCCTTTTTCGTGAGTATCTTATATTATTTACTTCAAATTCAGCTTCTGAACGATAATGTTATTTCAATTCTTTGATTCCTACACTTTTCAAATACCGGTAAATTCCGTCATAATATTCCGGTTTTGCGGTCATATCAGTTTCATCACCTGTCGGTACAAAAATAACAAATCCCTGTCTTGCCCTCGTCAGGAGGACTCTATAAGCGTTTTTTAAATAAAGGATATTATCTGCAGATTTTATATTTTGCCATTTTGTGCCAACAAATTTCAGATGTTTGAAATCACCGTTTTCAAATCTTAAATCTGCATCCCAACAAACAATTGTCCAATCAAGTTCAAGACCTTGAATGTCAAATTCCGTTGCGGTTTCCTCTAAATGAAAGGATGAACGAACATCGTTTTTACCGTTTAAAAACCAATTCGTGGCTTCAATTTTATTTTGAACCCATATTCCGTATTTTCTGAGTCTTTTTGCACCGGAGCTTGCAGTAAGCCCATATCTTTGCGATCCTTTTGCCTGACTTCTAACCCATAGTTTTGCTTTGTGTAGATTTCGAGTCACAAAGACAGGATAATCATTGTTAAACTGCTCATACAATCTTTTAGCAGTATCAATATCAACATCAAGAAGAGCCTTTACAAAATTTGAAACATTTTCACTTCTGAATGAACGTAACGAAACGGCTAAGTGCAAATCTTCAATTATGTTTACATTCATATTTTTCGTCATTTCGGCAAAATTATGCCCTTTGGAATATTCGTCATCAGTGATTTTATCTGAAACATAAATGTCCCAGTTTGGATAATTATTTCTCAAAGAATCAAACCACCCATAAATACCGGCCGATTCGCCCTTATTGATTTCTTGACCACCACCGATTAAACATATTATTGTTGCCCAGTCATTGTGACGGTTTAATATACTAATCAGGAATTCAGGTTCTGACATATTAAAATCTTCAATGTGTTTCTTCTTTTTCATAAAATCAGTCAAATTTTGTTCGTCCCAAGCTCGTTGAGCTTCATCGAAAATTGCAACTTTTTCAACAGGAGGAGTATCAACAGATATTGCGTCATCCCTAAAATGATGAATAATTTGTATGAATTCTTTTACTTTTCTGGAGGCTTCTTTTCTTGAAATATGATTTCTCTTTGCATCATCACGAGCAAGTGCTTCTTGTAAAACATCAACAAGCGGTCCATTGCCCGAGAGAAATACAGCATGCTCATCTTCAGCTATTTTCTGCCTTTCTACAGCTATATTAAGACCTGCAAGAGTTTTTCCTGCACCCGGAACACCTGTAATAAAACAAATTGATTTTCTGTTATGAGCTTTGCTATAATCTATAATTTTATTAATCGCTTTAGTAGTTTGATTAAGATTTTTCGCACTTGCATCATTTCTCGAAATATCTTCAACATTGTGACCGAGATACAAGGCCTGTGCAGCCTCTATAATCGTCGGTGTTGGCATATAAAGTGAGTTAATCCAATCATCAGGTATTATTTCATCCTGAATAAATTTTAAAGAAACTTCTGTTATGTATTTGGCAATTTCGTATTCGTTGCAACAAATCGTTTCTAAAACATTATCTTTTGAAATCCGAATTTCTTGTTTTACGCTGTGAGCCTTAGTGGAAATTAAAATTGGAACTAAAAGTCTGTTATGGCTTTCTTTGTGAAAGCAACTTAAATCAAAAGCATAGTCAGTTACTTGTTCAATAGCATATGAAGGGTATTTCTTTTCACCAACTTTAAATTCTAACAGAAAAATTATTCCTTTATAAATAACAATATTATCAACTCGATTACCTATTCGTGGAATGGTATATTCAAATATAATATGTCCATCTAAAAACTGAGATAACTCTCGCTTCAAAATTTCAATTTCTCTATTCCAAGTATTCTTTTGTAAGTCCTCAGCAGAAAACTGGTCATTCGTTGTTATTTCGCCAAATATACTGTAATTATCTTGATTTAGGAAACTTTGAATGTCATTTGAATAATATGAACGTTTTACCATTATGTATTCCTCATTTAAAATTAGTTATATGATTATAATAACATATATATGTATTATTGTCTATTGTATGGTTGAAAATGTCAATGTAATAAATGATAGATTAAAAAGTTTGGCACCATGCCCGCGGTGATATTTTAAGATTTATAGTCAGGCGTATGTTCATAAACATATTAATTCTACAACAAAACAAGCGACAGCATAATTTTTGTCGCTTGTAATTATCATATATTCTATTTTTCGGGTTACCCCAACTATTGAAATTGAGCCGAAATTTTTTTGTAGGCTCTATCCCTTACCCCAACTTTTATTATAGAGCCAAAACAGTCCACAGGACTGTTTTCTTAACGCTCACCTTCTCGCCCGATTTAGCAGTAAATTTAGATAAAAAAACAGAGTAGTCAAAAAACTACTCTGTTGTGGCTCCCCCAACTGGGCTCGAACCAGTGACATCATGATTAACAGTCATGCGCTCTGGCGAGTGGAGGGGAATAGTATTTATAATATCATAATACTTTTTACTGTTAGAAAAAAATAATCAGAATTAAAATTTTCAGGGATACACTTTACATCTGCTGCCAATATGATGCCTTCATAGTCATCAGTTAAAAGTTCCTCAAGTTCTTCTTTAGAAAAACGCGGATTAATACTATCGTAATATATATAATCTACATAAATTAGAAAATCTGCAGATTAATCATTGTTCCACACCCCTCTAAGAAGTAGTAATTCATTATCAATATCTTTTGGTAACAACTGGTACAGTCTATCTAACACACACATTGCAAGCTTTGCATCATAATCAGTAACATTGCCATTACGTCGAGATAATTTAACATATGCTTCTTCCGTTGTTAATATGGCAACTGATGGGTCACTAGAATATGAGAGTCTATATTCATCGCTTTTATGATTATCAAAAATAGATTCATAAAATTCCTCATCTTCTATATTTTTATTTTGGTCTTCTTCATCTATTTTTTGAATGGTAAAACTATATCCAGATCCAGGTAACAGCCAATCTATATAATTTATATTGCAAATATGTTTGTCCCTATACTGAGTACGCTCAACATAGTTATTTACATTAAAAAACTCATTTTTTGCCAAGGCTAAATAATATTTATTATTATGTTTTTTTAATACAATTTCAAGTGTGTAATCCCTACAAGGGAAAATTAATGCATGATATTGATAAAAATTCTGCAAATGAACTTTACATTGCGTTTTATGAAATATTGTACATTCATCGAATATTTCGACTTCATTTATTGGATATATATTTTTTACTAAAAATTTAAACTGATTGTTATTTTCAGAAATTTGTATACTTGAATTGATTTTACTTAAGCAATCAATATTATTGATTTCAAATTTTAAATGTTTATATGATTGTGCTTCACTTAATATTGGGAAAACAGGACTTGAGCGATAAAAATTTTTGCATCCATTTAAGTTAACAAATCTAAAATAACTTTCTATATTAATTACAGCACTTTCATTATCATCACATATTTGTATTTCAATAATTCTCTTAAACTTGTCAATATAGGGACTATTGCACACTAAATCAAAGATTCTATTATCAACAGAGTTACAAAAATCTATAGAATAAGTATTCATGCCAATAATACTATGGGATAGTTTTTTTCTTAATTCTTCTTTTCTATATTTAGGTAGCAACTCAAGTTGCGTCGTAATTACATTATCACTATATTTTACCCATCCTTTAATTTCTTTTGATTTTTCAAAATCATGTAAACTATTAGTTATTGCAAGTTTCATCTCATAAATAGTATTAACTTCATTAACTATTTTAGTTTTTACCTTTTTTAAATATTTTGTATTTTTTAATATTGTTAGTTTCGAACACATCAAAATTAGATGTCGCTGCTTTATTATATAAATATCTATCAGATAAAACAATAGCAAATACCAGAATATTGTTTTTGAGTGCATACTCATATGATTAGCGCCTATTAGGAAAACACACTGTCAAAGGGGTTCGTAGCGGGGGTTAGCCCGCTACTGCGGTATCTTCCGTA